TTACACTTGTTTTACAGACTTCGTTCGCTTTTCCTTCCTCTCGCGTTTTCTCATCGCGGCCTCTGCAAGTTTCACATCGCGGCCCAAATAATGGGTGTCCAAGATGACCTCGACATCCTTCAACGAATGCCCCGTCAGAGACGCAATCTCAGGTACGCTGGCTCCCGCCAGAGCCAAGCGGGTCACCGCGGAGCCGCGGATATCGTGGAAGGTCACGTCATCAATCTCCGCCCGCTCGCATGCCTTGCCCCATGACGCCCTGAAGCCGTCCGAGGTCCATGTGTTGCCCTCGGTGTTGGTGAGGATCGTAATGGCTCGGCGCTTCGCCGCGGTGAGATGATCGCGCAGCGTGGGGCCGACAGGGATCACGACACGGCGACCGGTCTTCGACTGCTTCACCTTGATCGTTTTGCCGTCATAGGCTGACCAGGGGAGCCGCAGGAGGTCGCCCTGCCTCTGTCCCGTCCAGAGGGCCAGCACGAGAGCCAGTTGCAGTTCCTCCGACGCGACATCCATGAACCGCGTGATGTGCTCCGCAGTCCAGAGCTTTTCAGCCCGTTCCGCCTTGTAGAGCCGCCCGCCGCGCTCGCATGGATTGACGGTAATCCGTCCGCGGTCCTTGGCGACCGATAGGACGCGAGCGAGAACCGTCCAGGCGTAATCTGCTTTCCGCGGCGTATCGGCCATGCCGTCGCGCCAGGCCTTGAAATCGCCGCGGATCTCGGGCGCCGTCAGAGCCTCAAGCGGGAGATCCCCGAATTCGGCGTCGATCAGGTTCAGATAGGTCTGATAGGCCCGCTTGGAGTGCTCGGAGAGCCCCTTGTACTCGCTGCTGCCGCGGAACTCCGTCACGAGCTGGTGCAGGGTGCCGTCAGAGGCGGTTTTGCGCCCGCGGTGGGCTTCCTGATAGCTCTCGATGAACTCGGGGCTGCCGGGCTCTCCGCGGAGCCGTGGTCCGCCTCTCCAGGCATAGTAATAGGTTGTCCTGGTGCCGTCCGCGAGCTTCCGCGGCACCCGATGAACCCCTTTAAGCATGACGCGCATTCCGGCCGGCCCTCCACCGCTCATAGGCGCTTTGTCCCGCCTCAGAGTCGGATAAGCCGGAAAGCCTGTCCAGTGCCCGGTCGATAGCCCTTGCGTCCCAGCGGCGCGTGCCGGGGAGGGGCTTGGGCAGCCTCCCTTGGGCTACCCACCTTGAGAAGCCTGACGGGCTCAGCTTACAGTGAGCCGCGGCTTCTTCACGAGTGAGCAATCGGGAACGCTCAGCCTGTCCCATTCTATTCCCCCTGTCCAAGAGGAAGAGAAGCGGGCTGTAGCGGGAGCTGCACCGGAAGCGGTACAGCTTTCGGCATCCACTGATCCTTGTCAGCCTTGATCTCTTCGTAGTTTCTAGGATGTTGGGCCCTGAAGTCAGGCATGTGGGGGCCGGCGACATAGCCCTGATCGGTTTTCCGCAGCCATCCTGTCCAGGGATCGGTCCACCGCGAAGGCGACAATCCCAGGGCTTTGAAATCAGCCCTCGTCACCGGGCGTTCTTCAAGGATGATCGCGAGTTTGATCGCTCTGACCTTCCACAGGGACAACGCGACAGGCGCAGCAACGCCAGCAGAAACATCCGGCACATAGTCGGGCAGTTCGCACCGGCTCATCGGCGCCCATTCGTGCCAGTCGCTCGTCTCGTATCGGCCATGCGGAAGATAGGGCTGGAAGCGAGACCACCAGTGCTCAAGTGTGCCGTGCCTGCAAGTGATCACTGTAATGCCGAGCGCGGCACAGACAGAGCGGAGCGCCCCATCTTTGCCATCTGGAACCAGAACAGCTCGGTAGTCAGGCCCGGTGGCGGCATAGGAATAGCTGATGTGATCGGGGAGGATCTGGGCCAGCACCTTCGCGTTCAGGGTCAGTTTGGCTTCGATCCCGATCTGGACGCTATCATTCCGGACCAAGAGGATATCGAAGCCTGCCGTCTCCGGATAGGCCTTCCAAGTGCCGTCCTTCGTCGCGGCCTCGATGAAAACGGCGCAGAGTTCGGCTTCGGTTGCAAACGATGCCACACTCATTTCCCCTGCTCCTTAGCGGTGAGGGCTGAGAGAAGAGCGGAGAGAAGGGCGAGGGCGGGTGTGGCGGCGAATGCCGAACGAGACCCGACGTATGCTGTTTCATCGACCCTGATGCCCGCGAACCAGCGATCATCCCTCAGTTTTTCAACATAAGGCAGCCACCCCGGCAGTAGCCTCTCTACGAGTGCGAGGGCAGCATCGAGGGAGGCGGTGTATGCAGGCACGCAGCATCCGCGAGCCCAGCTACCGGCCATCATGCGGTTGCCGCGTTCATCCTCAATGACAGCCTCGTCCTTGCCCTCGGCCACCAAGGCTCGACCTTTGACGATGCACTGCCACCAGTTGTCATCGGAACGCAGGGCCGCATGAATGCGCTCATCCAGTTCCTGCGCCCCCTTATCCGCCGTCTCGATCTGTTGCTTGAGGTCCAGCAGCTTGCTCATGGCTCGGCCTTTGTCGGTTGGAGGGCGGCGCGGGATGCTTCGGTGATGGCCCTTTCGAGGCGCACCAGCGCATACAAGATCCAGATGAGCGCCACGAGAATGGCTGAAAGCAGTCCTGCGATGATGCTCACTTGCTCTCTCCCTTGGGATTGAGGGCGGCGCGGGCACGGCGGAAATCGCCTGCTGTGATGTGTGTCGGCTGACCAGCAGCCAAGGTGCAGACAATCTGGACATCATCATGCATCCAGTCGTGCACATCCCACTCATCTGCTTGCCGCTTGAACGGCTCCAGCGCCTTCGTCATGCTATCGAGGCGAGCGGTGAGGGTGGCGATTTCTTGGAGGGCTGTTTGATACCCTTCATCCTCGCCACGTTCGTGACGACGTATCTCCTCCTTCAGCCTCTCATTCTCGGCCTGGAGGGCGGTGTTCTCCTCACCCATGTCTGCAAGACGGCGGCCTAAATCGCGGTGGCTGGACGCGAGAGCATCAAGCTCATTCCGCAGCTTCTCTCCCTCGGCCTGGAGGGCTTCGGCGCGTTCATGCGCTCGCAGTGCTTCGTCCTGCCAATGATCCCGCATCTGATGGATCTCAGCGAAAAGCCTCTCATAGTCGTCCCGCTCCTGCTTGAGGCGGGTGAGGAGAGTGGCGGCTTGCCAGTCTGTCGTATCTTCGATCGTGCCGGTGAAGCCTTGCGGCTTAATCCTGGCATACGTGTTCGCGGCATTGAGTTTCAGGCGGGCAATCACCCCCTCCACCTCATCCCCTTCGGAGGCGGGAGGGGGAGAGGGCGTCTGCCCTGCGGGCACCGCGCTGTCGTCCTTCGGATCGAGCCCTACGGTCTCGCCCGCTTCGCGGCGGACATCGCTGACGCTAAGAGCCTCCAGTTCATCGTTGGCTTCTGTCGCCAGTTCGTGAATGTACTTCATGTCTCGCCATGCGCTGGGGTCGTCGCAGTGAGCGTATGAAGCTGCTTCATGTGCGATCTGACCAAGGTTCTTCTGAACGGTGCGAATGCGGTCGCCCCAATACAAGGCGGATTTCAGCGCCTTCTTCATGCTATCGAGGCGGGTGGTGAGGGATGCGATGGTGTCGCTACCTGCTTGAAGCTGCGCCACCCACGTTTTGACATTCGCGAGGTTCCGCTCGCGCTCCTCATTGAGAACGTGATCCGCCTCATCCCGCTCTGCCGTCAGTTCCTCGACCCTCTTCTCGGCGGCTTCCTTGTTTTGCGCTTCAAGCGAGAGCGCGGTCATGAGGAACACGCACAAGTCGGCATGATCAGGCCATGTAAGCGTCTGGCCTGTGACTTCCTGCCACTCCTTAATGGCTCGCATATCCGCCTCGTGACGGAGGTCAAATAGGTCTTCCAATTCCTTGATGCGCTCTGCCTGTTCCTCGACCTTCTTCTGGTATGAGGCGAGGGCGGAGCGCAGATTATTCTTAGCGAACTCTGCCTCCTCAATTGTCATCCAGGCCTGGAAGCCCTCAATCAGCTTCTCCACCTCTCCGCTGTCGGGTGCGGGGGAGGAGGGCGTCTCGGCTGACGCCGACCGCGCTGGCATGGCTTCGCCACTCAGACCCTTCGGGTCTTCGGCCTTCGGCTGCTCATCGCTGACGCTAGGCTGCGGGAACTCGACCGGGAAATTCATCCAGAAGTCGCCCTCGTTGACCCACACTAGGATCGCGTCCCCGATCTTGTAGAGTTCGCTTTGTTGGGCGTGGCGCTGCATATCCTTGAAGGTATCGCCGACCGGGCGCATGAAGCGGATCGGGACGCGCGGCAGATTAGGCGGCGCGACATAGCGACTGGCCTCGCCTGCCATTGAGCTTTCCCGAGGAGCTTCGTCAGAAGCGACGGAGGGCACATATCCCTCTTCCGCCCTCCTCTTCTCGCCAAAGTCCTTGGAGTGTGTCATGGGGTGGACTCCGTCTCTACGACGCCAACCGTCAATACATCGTCGCGGACGGTGACTTTGATGCCCATGTCGTTCAACGGGCCGTATCCTTCGGTGAAGTTCTCATCAAGACGCTCACGGACAGCGAGCCAAGCCAAGTGCTCTGCGTGCTCGTCGAGTGTCTCAAACCGGAAGAAGGTTTCGCGGAACTCCTCCATGAACTCCGGCGTGAACTTGCTGTCGTCCATCTCAACTTCAACGTTGAATGTGACTTCTACGATGCGTTTAGACATCACTCCGCCTCCCTTTGAACGGCTGTAGGGGCGGCGGCGATCATGGCGCGGTATAAATGGCCCATCATGGCGAACCATGAGATGGACCCGCTTTTCATTCGCCTGTCCCATTCTTCCATACCGGCACGACGCATCTCGTCTGTAGCCTCGCCAACCGTCAGGACCATCTCTTCACTCTGAGGGCCCTGCTCCTCTTCGGTGGGCTCATCATCCCAGGGAACGCGCGAAGCGAATGCCTCTGCGGCTTTGTCTAGCGCTGCTAGAGCCTCTGGACCTTGACTTTGATACGCAACGACACGAGCTGCTACGACCAGGCGAGCTACATCATTCGGCACCCTCACCATATCCGTCTGTCCCTGGGCCTGAATGGCGGAAGCGGCAGAGATTGCGTATTGCCCGACGTGCCATCTTGTCTCTGCCGGAACCCTGAATGTGACAAGCGTGCCCTCGTCGTCATCAAAATCTAGTTCGGTGATTGTCCCGAGAACAACGTCGCCGCCCGTTCTCATCTCGCCAGATGCCTGAAGAGCGGAGATGATCGTGTCGAGGTTCTGCGTTAACTTCCGGTGGAGTTGTTCAAGGGCTGCGGTCTCTTCGTGGCTGTTACCGGACTGCCGGACCATCTCTTGTAGACTTTCCAGGTCGGCTGCGAGTTTCACAAGTTCGGTGCTCATCTGGTCCTCACGAGGCTTGGCGATAAAGGGGGCATTAACGCTTCGTTAACCATGTCGAGGCACAGTCAATTTCGGCGGACCGGTAAGGGGTTCGTCTCGACATCAAAGAACGAGACTTGGGGCTAAGGTCGCGGCGTTGTTGCGGCCTTTCTTTTTGGCTCGAGCAGATCACTTCGACCTCCGCTCAAGCGTGCCATCCATCTTCCGCTTCCATGGCGAGTCCTTGCTGCCGGGGATTGGCGGGCCTTTGCGCTGCCGGATGCCCAGATGGCGCATCTTCACGCGCTTGGCCTTGGCAATCCGCGCAAGGTCGCCGTCCTTGCCGTGGGTCTTCAGATCAGCGCAGGCCTTGTGAGCCGGGCCGCGGTTCTCTGCTGCGTTCGTCCCGCCGAGACCGAGGGCGCGAAGGTGCTCGTCAATCCACGGCTCGCCTGCCTCGATCTTGCGATCGCAGAGGACGCAGCGACCCTGGAATGCCTCGAAGAGCTTCAGGCGCTGGGTAGGTGTGAGCGGCTTGCGGGGAGTGGTGCCGACATCTTCTGTCATGCGACCCTCCGCGACGGCTCAACCATCTCCATGATTTCAGCTCTCAGTTCCTCCGTCATGCAGCCGAGGACGTTCGTCGCCAGCACCACAAGCACCTGATCGAACCACACGCGGAACTGATCTTGGCTCATGCTGGCGAAGCTGATGGATCCAGGGACTGCGTAGGCCTTCTTAGTCACGAGGTTGACCCGTGTCTCGAAGAGCCCCGTGGCGAGTTTCAGATCATCAAGGAGCGCCTGGTCACTGTCCCATTGGTCACTGTTGTCCCGCACCTTCCGGAGCAGGGCGAAGAGCAGTCGATGATGCTTTGGGTTTCGAGGGCGCCGGATGCTGACCAGCACCTCGCGGCCCTCAGGGATGCCGCCGAGCAGCTCGTCAGCCATGATATCGGCCGGAACGAGCCTGCCTTGGCGCTTGACGAAGGAACGTGCGTCGAGGTCGCTCATGGTCAACCTGCCTGCTTCGTCGGCCAGCCAAGGGCAACGAGACGCTGCTTGGCATAGTCTCGGATCTGGTCACGGATGCCTTCAGCCAAATAGGCGAGGGACTTCTGCGTGTCGGCATGGAGCATCAAATCCGTGACGGCATTGATGGTCTTGGCCTTGTCGATCTTCGCCTTGATGTCAGCTTCGATGCCGGCCGATGAGTTCGGGTCTACAGGTCGATCATTGGCCGGCTGCCGTTCCTGTTGGGGCTGCTCCTCGCCATTGCCCGGCCGGCCCTGTTTGAACTCGTCTGCTTCCTCTTCCGAATACACGTCGCCAGAAAGCTCGATGAGTTTGAGGATCACCCGATCCTTGGCGCGCTTCTCAGCCATAGCGTACACATAGGCTGCCTGCTTGCCGGAAACGCGGTAGTTGACGCCGATCAGTGCCTCGCCAATGGACCACTCAACCCGGTCTCCCATGCGGCCGGTCACCTGAATGACCGCCTCATCGCGTTCGGCGCGAATGATCTTCGGCTCGTCAAAGGCGATCTTGGCGGATGCAGCGATCCGCTCGAGCGTCTTGTGGTAGATCACCGCCGTGCCCTGAACGCGCCAGACATTGCCGGCCATCGGCTCATCGAACTTCGCCAGAACCTCAGCAATCTTCTTGTCAGCGGGGTTCATCAGACGGCCACCTTCTCTTCGATGATTTCAAAGCCCGGGATGGATCTCTTTCCGGCGTTCACGTCCTTCTCTGCGAGCGAGAGGAAGAATGCCTCCACGTCGGCGCGGCGCTCGATCCAGTAGTGCCGTGCTGCTTCGCGACCGTCCGTCATTACGGGCCGGTACGTCGTCCGCAGACCGACAGCCCGGCTCCCGCCCTTGGCGTGCGCCTTGTCGTTCTCGGCGCGCTTCGCGGCAGCGTCGGCCTTCTTGGCATCCTGAATGAGGGCTTCGGCCTTCTCGCGAGCGGCAAGGTCGGTCAGAGCCGCCGCACGGATGGCTTCCTGTGCGGCACGTGCCTTCTCCTCAGCTTCGCGGCGAGCGGCTTCAGCCTTGGCCCGCTTCTCGGCTTCGATCTTCGCGAGGTATGGCGCCAGTGCCTTCTTGGCGGCATCAGCTGCTAGGTCGCAACGGGTCAGGAGGGGCTTATAACGCTCCTGAACCTCCTTCGCGGCCTCGTCGTACGGGCGCTTTTCTTCAGCCCGTGCCTCGTCGGCAGCCTTCTTGGCTTTGCGGATCATATCCAGCAGTTTGGACACGTCGTCGGCCTGCGCCTGGGACGTGATGCCTTCGCCATCGAGCCAGTTCTTGGCCTCGTCAAACAGGGCGATAATCTGCGCCTCTGCCCTCTCGAATGGAGTGGGCTCAGGCGGGTTGTTGTGGCCAATGGTGGCAATAGCGGCGGTCATGCGTGCTTACTCCGCAGCGATAAGAACGGGATTGGATTGATCAGCGCGGAGCTGCTGCACCTTGGCGTGGGTCAGCCGCAGATCGCGAGCGGCAAGCTCAAGGCATTGAGCGGCATAGAGCAGATCGTAATCGGCCTGGCCTATGCTCTCGGCCGTGTCCTTCGCATAAACGCGGGCCATGTGGGCATCGCGGGCCAGCTTATCGGCATCGCGCTTGATGCTGGTGACGGCGGCGCCGAAGGCGAGATGGTTGAACGATTGCATCAGGCTTTGTCCTTCGGCAGTTTCAGGAGTGGTTTCGGAAGGCCCAGCTCCTTGCAGAGCCGGGAAGTTGTTTCGATCTTGCGGCGGGCGATCCGCTTGGTTTCAGGGCCTCGCCAGCGGGGAGTGATGACGACAGGCTTCATGGACGCAGTACCCAGAGCGAATGAAGCAGGACGCCAAGGGCTGCGAGGGTGACGGCCGCCACGAAGAGCATCGCGAGGTTGTGAGCCTTGCGAGAGAAGGCGCGGCAGTCAGGGCTTTTGAAGCTCATCACCGCACCTTCACAGGCCAGAGGACATCAACGAGGCCACGAACAGCAGCAGCCAACACGATCAGCAGGACGATGGAGCCCATAAGGGTGTTGTAGGTGCCCATCACGCAGCTCCGTTGAAGTCGAAATCGTTCAAGTCGATCCGGTCCTCATCCGTCCCGCCGCAAGGGCAGGGGGAATGGGCAATTGTGCCGGAGACCGGATGCTTATGAACGAAGTGCCCGATGCCGCCGCATGCAGGGCAGGAGTCGAGCACCTTGGACAGAAGAGCCTGGATCTCGTCAGCCTGGGCCTGTGCCTTGGCCTCTTGGATGCCGCCTGTCGCATCCCACGCGGTGCGAAGACGAACAGGGAAAGGGACAACGTTAGACATTGGACGCCTCAGCTTTTCTGATCGCGACATCAGCGCGCGAGAGCATCTCATCGAACTCAGAGCGAGTGAGATCCTGCTCAGACGGGTCGTAGACGATCTGGTGCCGTAGCTTCTTCAGGCTCGCCAGCATCTCTCGGATGAGCATCTGCTCAGGGGAGCGGTAGCGGCGCATGTCGCGCAGGGCGGCATTGAAATTGATGGTGCGCTGGCGCATTAGGCGGCCTCCTTCTCTGAGCGGAGGCTTGCGGCAATCGAGAATGCCCGCTTGCCGATATTGTTCATGGAAGTGCGGTGCCGCTCGTTGTAGGCCGCGCGCTCTTCAATGGAGCGGCCCTGCCAATCCTCACGAGCCAACCTTCCGCCATAGAGAAAGCTCTCAAGCGCCGCGCAAATCTCTGGCAGGCGGGTAGCCTTCAATCGGTTGAACCACGTTTCAAGATCCGCCCCGAACTTCTCCTTGGCCCATTCGTCGGAGCCGCCAAAGAGAAAGATCGGAACGCGATCTTGGCCCTTCTCGAAGGGTTCAGCCGCATAATGCCCGCCACCAACTAAGAAGATCGCAGCGGCGGCGATTTCTAGATCGGGAGCCTCGAAGGTGTACGGATCGCTAGGGTTGATAACGTCGTATGCACCCATCTCAGTAGCCCCCACCGAGAGCCGCACAGGCGAGATAGACGACGCCGATCACGAACAGGCAGGCAAAGCCGTCGCGGACGGTTTCAAGAGTGAAGGTGGGGAGGGTCTGCATGGGGCTCATCTCCGGTGAGGTGATGAGCTTAATGTGCCCAATATGGGTGCCGTGTGTCAAGCCCAATGTGGGCACAAATGGCGCCTCTCTTCTTAAATGTGTGCCCAAAAGTTTTCCGTTATTTCCACAGCCCCTACGTGCATGCGGCGGGTTGACTCATGCGTTCTGCATTTGTTCTCATAATGGGTACTCATGCAGGAAGGAGATGATCTTGCGCCTAACCTACTACGTCGTGCTGCCATTCGTTGAGGCGCCGCGCGGGCTTTTAGCTGAGGAGGCCATCGAGGCCAGAGGAAAGGATGAGGCTGTTCGAATGGGAAGGCGTTTAGCTGAGATGAAAGCAGGCGTGATTGTGTTCTCCCGCTCGGGGGATCCCGACCTTGGAGAATACGAAGACGCGAAGATCCTGGCGAAGTTCGGCCAGGTGCCAAGCATTGTTGAGTGAGGGCGGAAAATGGACGAGGACGAAGACCAATATGCAGTCAGGGAAGCCAAACTGGAGCCTGAGCAGATTGCCATGTTCCTGATCAATGGCGCCTACCGAGACGCCGGCAGGGACATGACCTTCATAGAGGACGCGCTCTACGCCATCAGGATTCGGCAAGCGGTCAGGGAAGGGATCACGAACCCAAATAGCATAGCCATTCGAGCCTTAGAGTTGGAAGGCTGGCAGCCGCAGTACGTAGTGCGAGGCGAGATCGGGCTGATTAGTATCGCAGAACCCGAGCCGCCAAAGTCGTTGAACTAACGAAAAGGCCTCCCCACCCGCCGTTGTCAATGGGTGAGGAGGCCTCCTGGTCGAAGGCCAAGGATTGGAGTCGGTCAGCCTTCTAGATCTCAACGGGTAAAGGGCTGAGGCGTTTCAGCTTGGCCAAACAACCCCTCATCTTGGTCGCACTTATTTGGGGCCATTCCATGTTTGGCGCAGAAACGCATATACAATAGGAACTAGCACCCCGCCGCCGATCAGCGCAGCTGCCCACTGGGCATTCATATAGACTGCAAATGCAGCCACGCCGAGGCCGCCAACGGCAAAGGCGCCGGCAAGTATTTGGCCTATTAGAGTATCTCGGACGACAAACTGAGCCTGCTGAGCTTCCAGCGCGCGCCGGTGATCCGCTTCTTTTTCGAACTGGTCGAAGATCCGAGCGGCCCCGCCTGGGACAATCTGATCGAAAGCGGCCAGAGTCTCGGGCGGAGGTAGAGGGCCGCTCCAATGCTGCTGGATCTGCTGCATTTCGAGGCGAGCCATGCCCCGATCATTCTGCTGTACCCTTTGGGATGGCGAATTACGCCTCTGTTTTGACACGCTGTTCTTCTTTTTCGATCGCGCGCTGCATATCACCACCCAACCGCCTCCAGTCGCTCCTTAGAGCCGCCGTAGCGGAATGGGAGGACGGGAATCGCTCGATTGCGCTAGCTTGGCCGAATGCCGCCATTTGGACGATGCCATGCACAAAACCGCCTGCAATTCTTGCAGCAGTACGCCTCATATCGCGGTGTTTCATCTTGATAGGCATGGTAATCCGCATGGTTCGTTGGCGAGTTAACGGCGGTTAACAGGCAGGAGTTTCTTACCATTTGGCCACAGTTTTGGAAAGCGTGGCTTTCGAGAAAAGATACATAATTACGATTTCCGGAGTGCTATCCCTGCACGCACGTGAGGGCTAGCCCCTTGGCATCATCGACTTGACGACGGCCGCCCACTCCACTTCCGCGTCGTATATCGGGGGATCCTGGGAAATCAGGTTGTAGTGTTTAGGGAGTTGGCCCTTCTCGAGTTTCTTGATCAGGACGCGCCCATCGTGAAGCCCAACTACACAGAGCTTGCCCAGCATGTCAGGGGTAGGGGCTCTACGGACGTCGTCATAGTAGGCAATCCAGCGGTCGAAGGCGACGCCAAGGGAATCGCCCCGGATCTCGACCCCAACGGTCTCCTCTGTGGCGTTCTCTGGGGCGTCGACTTCATCAATCTCGCCATCGCCTTCGCCGAAGTAATGGGCAAGAGACCCGGCGCCGACATAGCCTACGAGGGGTACTGTTTCTCGACGGCTTGAAACAAGCTCGCCCGCATCCACACCGAAAGCTGCGGCGGCACGGGCGATCCAGACATCGGACAGCCGACGCGTTCCACCTTCCAGCTTAGCGTACTGGTTGCGAGTTGTGCCCATGCGCTCTGCTGCCAGTTCCTGGGACCATCCCAGTTTTTTGCGCAGAGATTTCAAGTTGTTTCTCATGACGGGAAACGTGCCCAGAATGGGAACGGGCGTATAGCTCCCAATGTGGGCACAAAACTTGTTGACTGATCCGCCCATTATGGGCACAATGCGGGTCATGAAACTCTCAGCTTATCTCAAAGCACACGATCTCGATGACGAGGCATTCGCCCGTAAAAGTGAAGGCGCGTTCTCGGCTGAGGCGGTCCGGAAGTGGCGCTTCGGTGTGAGGATGCCTCGTCCCAGAATGCTTCTGCTCATATCGAAGCTGACAGACGGCAAAGTCACGGCGAACGATTTTGTGCCTGTCGCGACGCCTCGTGACGAGGCCGCGTGATGCGTCGGGCTCGTTACCGCCTCTGTGCTCTCGGTCATCTCTGGTTCCTCACCCATGACGGCTACGTCCTTGTCCGGAGGGCGAAGTGATGGATATCCGCGCCCCCCGCGTGTCTCAGAATGCTGACGGGTCATTCACTCTCACTGTCGAGACCGCCGTTGTATCGGTTGATGACCGGCATGACCCCCTGAATTACTGCAATGGTAGCCTCGACAACAGCAGCCTCCATCTGGATCGGCGCCCCGGCAAAATCAGCGTTCTTGAACGCATTGATCATCTCATCTCGGAACTGCTCAAACTCGTGGACGCGGCCATCACCCAGCGTCTCGATGTACTTCCTGGCCATCGCCTTGAGAGCAAGCCCGAGGTTGCCGATCACCATGGCCTGCTGCTCTGGCTGGAGCGGCGGAAGCTTCAGGTAGCGTTCTGGGCCCTTCGTGCGGCGCATGGGTTCCTCCTTATTGCGCGACGTTTGACCAGATCATTGTCCCTGAATTCCTACGGGAAGGCGAATCCATGATTGGCCTCGCTCGTTCCTCCCGCATCGGCACAACGCCCCCCGCCGATGCCACCTGCGCGGGCGACCAAGTGCAACCGTTCCCTGCGGTCGACCGCGCTTTTTTCTCCCCCGCCCATCGCTCCAGCCCCCTGTCTACAGCTCCGGTTATCGCAGCGGGCAGGGCAAGCGTCATTGGCAATCGCTAGGATCAAATTGACATGGCTAAGCGCCACGCCCCAGGAAGCATTTATGAGGCCCTCGACGCCCTGATGGGCGAGATCGAGAAAAAGGTCGGCAAGAACGGCTACGAGGCCGCCGCCGATTTCGAGAACGTCACCAAGTTCACGCTGTACAAGCAGGTCGACCCCGACAATCCGGTTGAGATGAGCTTCGCCCGCGTGGCGCGTCTCTCGGCTCATTTCGGCGCCTTGTCGGCACTTGAGTACCTGGCTGAACAGACCGGCTGCGTGGTTGTCGAGAAGGGCAAGATCGGCTCTGACGCCAGCCTCGTTGCTCACCTGTCCTCGCTGGCGAGCGAGAGCGGTCAGGCCATCCAGGCAATTGCCGAGGGGATCGCCGACAACGATCTGACGGATGCGGAGCTGACCCGGATCGCCAAGGAAGCGCGCGAGCTTCGGGAGGCGGCAGCAGCGGCGGAGATGGCGGCGCTGACCAAGATCGAAGCCCTCCGCAAGAACGTCACCAAAATCCGGGGGGCTGCGTGATGGCCCGCCGTCTCCCTGACGAGAAGATCGCGACCGCCAAAGCCCTCCGAGCCGCAGGCCACAGCATTAGCGAGGTCGTGGCTCTGGCGAAGGTCAGCCGGGGCAGGGCGCATGAATACACCAAGGGGATTCAGCTTCCCTTCGGCCCTCTCAAGCGCGGCCCGAAAAAGAAGATCGCCTTCAACGTCTGCAAGGAACTGGCCGATCAGGGCCTCGGCGTTCGCGCCATCGCCCGCCGTCTCGGCTGCGCTCCCTCTGCCGTCTCCCGCACCCTCAAGACCGGAAAGGCTGCCGCGTGATGGACGATCAAGCATTCAACACCGAGTCCGTTGCCGCCGATCAACTCCGTGCCTTCGTGGAGCGCATCGAGCGCGTCGAGGAAGAGATCAAGGGCCTGAACGGCGACAAGCGCGATATCTATGCCGAGGCCAAGGGCTGCGGCTTTGATACCAGGGCGATCAAGAAGATCGTTGCGATCCGCCGCAAGGACGTAGCTGAGCGCCAGGAAGAGGACGCCATCCTCGGAACCTACATGCAAGCGCTGGGGATGATCTGATGGCAGCCCCTCGCACGTGCACGCGCACGAGTAAGGCTCCCAAGCCGCGCCTGCCTCTGTTCACGGGCAAGGTGGTCACGGCCGACCAGATCCCGGCCCGGAAAGAGATCGCGCTGCACTTCTCGGTCGCGAAGTTCCTCAAGGACTTCTGCCATGCCGATTGGCGCTACACCCATTTTCCAGCCGGCGAGCTGCGGGATGACAAGACCGGAGCCAAGCTCAAGCGGATGGGTCTCAAGGCGGGCTGGCCTGATTTCCAGCTGGTGTCTCCTCAGGGCCTCTTCCATGCGCTGGAGCTCAAGCGGGCAGGCGAGGGGCTGAACGACGATCAGGAAGCCTTCGCCGCCTTCTGCCGCAAGAATGGCATCCCCCATGCAGTCGTGGACACCTTCAAGGATGCCGTCGAGACCCTGAACGGCTGGGGCTGCTTGCGCGTGAAGTTCACGGAGGTGCGGTGATGGGGACCGGAATCGCAGGCCGTGAAAAGCGGCACTCTCTCGTAGACCGCAAAGATGATTTCTATGCCTCGCCCCGGCAAGCAGTGGACGCTCTGCTGGCCGTAGAGGCGCCTTACCTGCCCAAGCGCATCTGGGAGCCAGCCTGCGGCGACGGAGCCATCGTGCTTCCGTTCCGAGAGGCCGGTTATAGCGTACACGCGTCCGATCTTGTCGCGCGAGGCTGCCCAGACAGTGAAAGCGGCGTGGATTTCCTCATGCCCTTCGCCGTTCCGCCAGGTGTCAATGGCGTCGTCACCAATCCGCCTTTCAAGCTGGCCCAGCAGTTCGTCGACCGGGCTCTCAGCTTCTCGCCCTACGTCGCCATGCTGTTGCGGCTCTCGTTTCTCGAAGGCACGGCGCGTCGCCCCTGGTTCGAATCCACCCCGCTTGCTCGCGTTCATGTCTCCTCTGGCCGTCTGCCGATGATGCATCGCGACGGCTGGGATGGCGCGCAAGCGAGTTCAGCAATTGCCTTTGCCTGGTTTGTCTGGGACCGCCGCCACGACGGCCCTCCGCAAATCCGCTGGTTCGATTGGAGGGAGCACCAATGAGCGACCGTCCCTCTCTCGACGCCCAGATCAGCGCTCTCGCCTGCCACATGCTCTCGCGCCGTAGCTTCTTGGAAGCCTCCGAGCGCCGGTTGATGAGTGACCGTCTGAAGCCTGCCGAGCGCGAGACGATTGAGCTGGATCGTCTCAACACGCTCCGCTCTCAGCCGGCCCTTGAGGCTGCCGTTGAAACCCTCCGCTGGTTGAAGGCCAACGAAGAGGACGTGCGGGCATTCATCGCCAGCAAGCGAGGTGCAGCATGACTGTTGCTGAGCTCGTATCCCGTCTGGTCGAAGCAGGCGCAACGCCTGAGATGATCAAGATCGCTGTCGAGGCCTTCGACAGCCAGCGCGTGGCCTATGAGACAATGCGAGCCGAGAAGGAAGCCGAGGAGAAAGCTCGCAAGCAGAACCAGCGCGAGCGCACGGCCAGAAGCCGCCAGAAGAAGAAGGGTGTCATTGCTGATGATGCCATCATGTCACGTGACGGTAACGTTACAGGCACGTTGCAGTCACAGCACGGTAACAGTGTCCCTCCCTCCGATGGTTCCCCCAAAGATATAACTCAAACCCCCTCCTTACCTCCCACCAGTTCCGATGCTGACGCATCGGCGCAGCCTGCCGGCAGCGCACCGGAAGTTTCGATCAACGACCAGATCTGGAACTCGAAGGCTGCCCTGGCAGACCTGTCGGGGCGGTCCGAGGAAGCCGTGGGCAAATGGATCGGCAAGGCGCTGAAAGACCATCCGCCCGATGTCGTGAAGCAGGGCATCGACGCTGCCCTGCATGCCGGAACCCGCGACCCCTTCAGCTACGCCCGGAGCGTGATGCTCAACTCCCGAGGAACGAAAAATGCCCAGCAACCAGCTCGCAACGGTCGAACCTATCCCGCCGCTCGACCCGAAGGCACCGCGGCTCGAGTCGCTGCCCTCATGGGCTATGACGCTGAACCAGAAGTGCATGGACCTGAGGAAGAACGACGCGTACCGGATCGGGACGCATGGCCGAAAGGTCGTCACGCTTCCGGCTTCATCGATGCCGAACCAGACGCAGCGGGCGTTTATCGAGCGTAGGGTCGCAGAACTCGACTTGATGGTGCAGCCGGGTCCGGTCAAGGACATCGACGCGACCATCGGCGCCATCATCGTCCGATATGCCACGGCCCGCCAGGACGACGACATGATGCGCGCCCGCATGGAGGGCTACCGGATCGTACTGCGCGACTTCCCGGCCTGGGCCGTCCGCGAGGCCTACGCCCGCTGGCTCAAGGGCGAGATCGGCCGCGAGCATGACGCCTCCTTCCCGCCGCCCGAGCGCGTCCTGCACGATTGCGCGAAAAACCTGACGATGGCCGCCATGGGCCAGAGGGCCGGTCTGCAGCTGGTTCTCGACGCTGAGGGCTACCAGCCGCCGAGCGAAGCGGAGATGGCCGAGCGCCGCAAGCGCCTGGAAGAGCTGACGCGGCGCATTGCTGAAACCGCGAGCCCCGAAGACCGCGGCCCCGGCAAGCCGAAGCGCCAGGCGGAAACCCCCGAGGAGCAAGCCCGCAAAGAGCGGATCCTGAAGAGCCCAGGCAAGGGGATCCTCGCGGGGCTACGTGAGCTGCAGGAGGCCGAGAATGCCGCCGCTGAATGACGAGGCCACCCCGGAGCAGCGCGCCCGCGCTGTCCGGTTCTGGGAAGAGGTTGTGAGGCCAGAGATGAACACCCGGGAAGCCGCCAAGCCGAAGGAGACACCCTTCCAGCTTCTGGAACGCCTGAAGGAAGAGGCCAAGACGCCCGTCACGATCGGCGCCGGCCTCGCGAAGATCATCGAAGTGATGAAGAGGGGAAGGGCGGCATGACCTATCGCGCACCTCATGAAATCGCGGCCGAGATCAGGGCCGCGAAATGGGCCGGCAAGTCCCTGACCGATTTGGAAGCCGAGTTCGACATCAGCCGCAGCACGGCGGTCAGGTACACGAGGGGCGTCACAGTCCAGGCGAAGCCCGGCCGTCGTGCCGAGCACGATCATGCGAAGGTGATCAAGCTCCTCGAGCAGGGGCTTACGGCGGCGACCATCAAAGAGCGCCTCGGCATCTCCCGCGCACACGTCTTCCGCATCTGCAAGCGCTATCGCGGATGCACGCCGTCTGAACTTCTCGCCCACATTCAACGGAAGGCAGCATGACCAATCTCCCCCGCTTCCAGCTGTCTGCCGATCCCCGCTAACCCTTAACCAGTGAGAGCCCCCGCACATGGCTAAGAAGAACCGCCGCAAGAAGCACACCCGCCATCGGCTTGAGACGCCGAAGGTGACGCCCACGCACTTCATCCGCCTGGAACGCCTCAAGGTCGTCATTGACGAGAGCCGCAAATGGTACGTCGTGCGCGTCAACTCCCAGGCTGAAGCAAAGGTGCAGCAAGGCTTAGAGCAAGCCGGATTTGTCACCTATAGGCCGGTAGAGCCGGACCTCGTAAGGCGGCGCGGCAGAGTGTACGAGGTCGGTAAGCGTCCGGCGGCAGGCTATCTCTTCGTCGGTGTCGATCCCGGCAAATGCGGCCATCAGGAGCTTTGGGCCTATCACGACCGGGTCGTTGCTGGCGATCAGCCGTTCACTGCCAGGGACGAGGAGGGAAGGGAGGTCGTCTATGACGCCCGTATGGTTCGGGATCGCCCCTTCTATCGCGTCATGGGCCCGTTCAGTGTGAAGCAACTCCAACGGTTTGCCGACAAGTTGCGGGGCAATCTCGTCGCCGCCCTCTGGTATAAGGGCGAAGTCCTCGGCCATTTTCCGGCGATCCACTCAGGTCTTGTGGAAGGCGAGAAGCTCTTGTTGACAAACGTCTTCGAGAAGCTTGAAACCCTAGCTGCCTGATGCTAGTTATACCTTCACATATTCTTGTGGTGCAGTGTGCTCGCCCGATTGGGCTTTGAGCTACGACCGCGTGAGAGGGATGGAGCCACGGCCGCTGTCCCTCAGAGTGCGAAGCCTGCAAGAAATTTGCCCCGGCGAGATGATCGCGCGGGGCTTTCTACTGCTTTGCCTGCCGCGTGCGAGATTTACGCCACTCATTCATCCGGACGCGAGCCCAGCTTCTGAGTTGAAGCACCCAGTGGAAGGCTTCCATTCCCACCGCGATGAGCACGAAGAAGTACGCCGCTCTGAATAGATCGCCGTCTTTACGATAATCAGTGATCACAATCGCTAGCGTAATCGCGATGTAAGCGACCCGATAAATGGTCAAGAACACGTTTGATTGCCCCAAATTTCGAACGGATCAATTGTCCGATCCCGCCAAGCCTATGCCAAAGACAAGATTTCGCAAGCGCCACATCCGAGATGACGGCTGTCTCATGGTCGAGATACGCCCCAACCTCTACGTGGAAGAGAGCATGGCCGAGAGGCTGGGGCTGTTGAGGTAGTACCTGCTACCGGCGATGAGCCAAAGAGGCGGCAATCACAGCCATGGCTTCACGGAGGTATTTGATCTCGGCACGGAGCATTGTGAGTTCGTCCGCTATAGCCTCAATCGCGATCGGCTGGCGCTTATCTTCGGCTTCACCAGCAATTTGCTTCTTTCGTTGAGCAATAGCGGCCTCGGCATCCAGAATATGCTGCGCTGGGTTTCTTGCCATTCGATTCTCCTTCTAATTGGCAGGAACATCCTCCCAGAAGGCTGGTGAGAAACAAAGCCCACGTACCGCAATCCACACTACTCCGCGCTATCCACAGTGCCCCATGGACACCCTTCGCCGCTTCCTCACCCTCTCCCTGAGAGAGAACCAGTGATTGTCAGAGCAACGTTGGACAACCTCCACGATGTGCTGAGCTATGACCCGGAGACGGGTGAGTTCACGTGGAAGGTAAGCCCTGCCTATAACATCCCGGCCGGTAGCCGAGCAGGATGCCCGAACCCTCAGAACGGACATGCCTACATCCGGATTGGCGGTAAAGCATACGGCGCCCATCGCGTGGCTTGGTTCATGACCTACGGTGAGTGGCCGCGTGAATATGTCGACCACATCGACGGAAACCCGCTCAATAACAGGATCGCGAACCTGCGCGAGGCATCACACAAGGACAACTGCCGGAACCGTAAGGGAATGCGGCAGGGCCTGAAGGGCGCCTATCTTCGACGCAAGGACGGTTGGTACGTTGCCAAGATCCGGGTGGACGGCCGCTTGATCCATATTGGCTGCTTCCCTACAGAGCGGCAAGCCCATGAGGCATATGTCGCCGCTGCTCAGACCTACTTCGGTGAGTTTGCAAGGGCTGCGTGATGGAACTGCTCTATCGCTTCCTGAGGCTAACACTTCGGGAAAATACCGAGGAACTTCAGCGTTCAGAGATGCTGCGGGATCAGATGCTCATCATCGCCCGAGACATTCACCTGGCCTGACATGCCTACTGAGAAACCGCCTGTGCCGAGACACCCTGATCTAGCCCGCCTCTGGAAAGCAACAGGCAGGTGGCGCGTTCGCTCTACATGGTTCTTCGGTCGCCTCATCATGGAGGTGGAGGAAGAGCGAGAGGTGGACACCCGCCCACCCGGCGCAGCCTATTCGCCCGGTTGGTGGATCAAAGAGACCCGATGGCGGCGAGCCCGATCGGATGAACCCTTTATGTGGCCAAGCCCGCAGGCCTGAATGCCCAAGCCCCTAGACTACAAGCACAGGCCAAGGGAACGAGCCCCGCTCAAGACCATCGGCCCCACGCTTGCCCCTCTCGACATGAGGGTAGCCAAGCTCCCGCCGAAGACACCGGACGAGATCTACACCTCCCCAGCGTGGCGCGGTCTGGTCGCTGCCATCAAGCGAGAGAGAGGCAACGCCTGCGAGGAGTGCGGCAGATCCCATGACGACAAGGGTAAGGCGCTCCGCATCATCGGCGACCACATCAAGGAACTGAAGGACGGTGGCGCTCCCTTCGATCGAGGCAACATCAAGCTGATGTGTCTGCCCTGCCACAACACCAAGACGGCAGCCGAGAGGGCCAAGCGCCTCGCTCGATGACCGGGGGGGGTAGGCAAAGTTCAGAGCGCCCGATGGGGGGATTACCGGCCGGGGGCGCACGCGCAGAATTTTTCCCCTCTGGATCGTTTGAGGTGCGCACTTTCACGTGCGCGGTGGGATTATGAGCAAGAAAAACTGGGAGGAGATCGAGGCTGCCTATCGCGCCGGATCCCTTTCAAATCGCCAGATTGCCAAGAAATTCGGTGTTTCGGAGTCGGCCATTCGGAAGAAGGCGGCCGCTGAAGGCTGGGTGCGCACCGAAAAGAAGGCTGCGCACCAACCTTTGGCGACCATTCTGCCGCCCATCCGCCCGGCTGGAGGTGGTTCGCAAGTACGGGAGACCGATCCTCTCAAGATCGGGCGGGACCTGGCTTTACGCCTGCTCGATGAGCTGGATGCCACGACTGCTCACATCGGTGAGATCGAGGACCTGATCGAGGACGAGACCGCAGACGACAGCAACACCCGGCGCCGCACGGCTATGATGCGTGCCGTGAGCCTGCCGGCCCGCTCGATGACCCTGAAGACGATCGCCCAGGCCCTCGGTGCTCTCAAAGAGACCGAGGGTGAAAAGGGCAAGAAGGAACAGCGAGAAGATGCTGCCAAGGAGGCCGCCAAGGGCAAGTTCGCGCCCCCGGCCCCGCCGAAGCTCGTTGTGGACAATCGATAGCCCATGGAGTGGACCACTGCCTGCCCGGATTGGGAGAGGAGGATCGTCAATCGTGAGAGCCTGATCCCGTTCGCCCCGCTGTTCCCGGCGGAGGCTGAGGCGGCTCTCGGCGTATTCAACCAGCTTCGGATCGTGGATGCGCCTGGCAGCCCGACGATGGGCGAGGCGGCGATGCCATGGCTCAAGGATTTCGTGGCGGCGATCTTCGGATCCTATGACGCGGAGACCGGGCGCCGGCTGATCACGGAATACTTCCTGCTGATCAGCAAGAAGAACGCCAAGTCGACAGGGGCTTCCGGCATCATGATGACGGCGCTCCTCCGCAACTGGCGCTCGAGCGGCGAGTTCCAGATCATCGCGCCGACCATCGAGGTCGCGAACAACAGCTTCTTCCCCGCCCGCGACATGATCCGGGCCGACGCGGAGTTGAATGACCTCCTGCACGTGCAGGAGCATATCCGGACGATCACGCACCGGCAGACGAAGGCGACTCTGAAGGTCGTGGCGGCCGACAGTGATACGGTTTCGGGCAAGAAGGCGATCGGCACCCTGATTGACGAGCTCTGGCTCTTCGGCAAGCGGGCGAATGCGGAGAACATGCTGCGCGAGGCCATCGGCGGCCTGGCATCCCGTCCTGAAGGCTTCGTGATCTATGCCACGACGCAATCGGATGATCCGCCGGCGGGCGTGTTCCGGCAGAAATTGAACTATGCGCGCGGCGTGCGCGACGGGCTGATCAAGGACAAGCGGTTCCTGCCCGTTCTGTACGAGTTTCCGAAGGGGATGCTTGACGCCGGATCGCACAAAGACAAGGCGAACTTCTACGTCACGAACCCCAACTTGGGGGCCTCGGTCGATGCGGAGTTTCTCGAGCGAGAGTTCGACAAGGCCGCGCAGACCGGCGAGGAGTCCCTGCGGGGCTTCCTGTCCAAACATCTGAATGTCGAGATCGGGCTTTCGCTCCGCTCAGACCGGTGGATCGGGGCGGATTATTGGGAAGGGCAGGGGAATCCGGACCTGACGCTCGAGGAACTGCTTGAACGGTCTGAGGTGGTGACGGTCGGCATCGACGGCGGCGGCCTCGACGACCTTCTGGCTATGTCCGTCATCGGCCGGGATGCCGTGACGCGGGAATGGCTGCATTGGTCCCACGCCTGGGCTCACGAGATGGTTCTGGAACGCCGGAAGGATACGGCGCCGCTCCTGCGGGACTTCGAGAGGGACAAGGACCTGACCGTCGTTGACGACATGCGCAATGCTTTCGCCGATGTGGCGAGCCGGGTGGCCGCGATCAATGATACCGGCAAGCTCGCGACGGTTGGCCTAGACCCCATGGGCGTTGGCATGATCGTGGACGCGATGGCCGCCGAGGGCATCGAGGGACAGGACCGTGTTGTGGGTGTCTCGCAGGGCTACCAGCTGCAGGGCGCTATCAAGACGACCGAGGTGAAACTAGCGAGCGGGGATCTGACACATTGCGGTCAGCGCCTCATGGCCTGGGCTGTCGGCAATGCGAAGGTGGAGCCCAAGGGCAACGCCATCACGATCACGAAACAGGTGGCGGGCTCGGCCAAAATCGACCCGCTGATGGCGACTTTCAACGCGGTGGCTCTGATGAGCAAGAACCCTGAGCCGGTGCGCAAGCCCGAATTCCAGATGCTCATTCTGGGCTGAGAAGGAACTACCAGATGAACCGGATGTATTCGGTCCTCAACATCAAAGCTGTTGAGGAGGAGCAGCGTGTTATCCGCGGCGTGGCGACCACACCCAATCCTGACCGGGTCGGGGACATCGTGGAACCCTTGGGCGTCCAGTTCAAGAACCCGATGCCACTTCTGCACCAGCACGATCACAGTCGTCCTGTCGGCACCGTCACCTTCGACAGACCCACCAAGGACGGCATCACCTTCGAGGCTCGCCTTCCGAAGATTGAAGAGCCTGGCCCGCTGCGCGACCGCGTGGAGACCGCCTGGGGCGAGATCAAGGCCGGTCTCGTCCGCGCCGTCTCCATCGGCTTCCGCGCTCTCGAATACGCCTTTCTCGACGGCGGCGGCATCCGCTTCACGGAAACCGAGGTGCTCGAGCTGTCCCTCGTCTCCGTGCCGGCCAATGCCGACGCGGTGATTTCCACTATCAAGTCGATCGATGCCCCATTGCTCGCCGCGACCGGCAAGGAGCCCAAGGCAGATGATCGGCCTGCACGTCCCGGCGCTTCGGGAAAAACCATCAAGTCCATCAATCTCGACCCGAAGAAAGGGAATGCAATGAAGACCATTGCTGAACAGATCGCGGCACTGGAGGCCTCGCGTCAGGCCAAGTCCGCCCGCATGGCCGAGGTCATGCAGAAGTCCATCGATGAAGGCCGTTCGACCGATACGGCCGAGCAGGAAGAGTTCGACACTCTCGAACAGGAGGTCGCGGCCATCGACGGCGACCTGAAGCGCCTCCGTGCTCTGGAGAAGGCTCAAGCTCTCTCCGCGAAGCCGGTGGTGCACAACCAGATCAAGTCCTCAGAAGAGGGCGCGGCCATTCGCTCTGGCGTGTCGCTCGCCAAGCCCGCACCCGAGAAGGGCATCCGCTTCGCTCGCTATGCGAAGTGCCTGGCGATCTCCACCAAGACCCATCAGCCGATCGACCGTGTTGCTGAAGGCATCTACGGCAAGGCCGATCCGGATCTGGTCGATATCGTTAAAGCTGCCGTCTCCGCCATGACGACGGCCAATACGGATGCGCTGATCGGCAACGAAGGCGGCTTTGCTGACTTCGTGGAGTTCCTCCGGCCGATGACGATTGTCGGCCGCTTCGGTACCGGCAATATCCCAGCGCTGACTCGCGTGCCGTTCCGGGTGCCCCTCATCTCCGAGACCTCGGAGACCGATGCTCAGTGGGTTGGTGAGGGCAAGGGCAAGCCCCTGACCAAGTTCACGGTCGGCCGGAACGAGATCAGCCCTCTCAAGATCGCGACTATTGCCGTGCAGACAATGGAGCTCATCCGCGACAGCTCACCGTCGTCGGACGTTCTCCTGCGGAACTCCCTGGCTAAGGCCATCGCCAAACGCTCTGATCTGTCCTTCATCGACCCTGCCTCCGCCGCGGTTCCGAACGTGCGGCCGGCCTCGATCCTCAATGGGGTGACGGCGGTCACGAACAGCACGGCCACCGGTGCGGATGCCGTTCGTGAGGACGTGCAGGCCCTCATCGGCGCCTTTGTGGCGGCGAACAACCCGCTGCAGTCCGGCGTCTGGATCATGTCCGCCACCTACGCCCTGCGCCTCATGATGATGCTGAACCCGCTCGGTCAGCGGGAATTCCCCGGCATCACCATGCAGGGCGGCACGTTCTTCGAGCTTCCCGTCATCGTGTCGAACTACCTGACCGATTATGTGGCGCTCGTGAATGCGGAGGACATCTACCTGGCCGATGAAGGTGGCGTCGATATTGCCATGTCGACGGAAGCCTCGCTCGAGATGGTCGACAACCCGACGCAGGACTCTGGCGCGGCAGATCCGGTCGAAACGACGGTCGTCTCCATGTTCCAGACCAACAGCGTGGCGTTCCGTGCCGAGCGCACGATGAACTGGGCCCGCCGCCGTGCCAGCGCAGTCGCGTGGATGGACAACATCACCTGGGGTGATCCTGTCGTCACTCCCTAAGGCTCGTGTGTCTCATTGAAACGGCCGGTCCCGTCCGCGGGGCCGGTTCCCTCAGGAGGAGGCTGCCATGAAGAAGTCATCCTATATGACGCGGGCGATTCAAGCCCGGGATCCTCGCTATGCCCGTGTGCTTTCCAAGCTCGGCTATGAGCGCGCTGACATGGTGGCGGACGATACCGCGCCGATGAAGAAGAATGCCACGAAGCCGCCGAGGTTTGCTCCTCAGGACAAAGCGCCTCAGACGGCTGGAGCGGGTGAGGACAGGGCGGCCCTGCGTAAGCAGTATCAGGAAGTCATCGGCAAGAAGCCTTTCGCAGGCTGGGATGCCGAGACGCTCAGGGCGAAGATCGCAGAAGCGAAGGCTTGATCCATGCGCCTTTTCGGCCTCAACATCACCCGCGCAGGAGCGGCGGAAGAGAAGGCGCTATCGCCTGTCGCTCAAAATCGCGGCTGGTGGCGCATTCTGGAGTCGTTCGCAGGCGCTTGGCAGAAGAACGTCGAGATCCGCTATGATTCCGTTCTGTCGAACCATGCCGACTTCGCCTGCCGAACTCTCATTGCCTCGGACATCGCGAAGCTCCGGATCAAGCTCGTCCAGAAGGATGCTGATGGCATCTGGGCCGAGACGACCAATCCGGCCTATTCGCCCGTCCTGCGCAAGCCGAACCACTTCCAGAACCGGATGCAATTCATTGAGAGCTGGGTCCTCTCCAAACTTCAGAGGGGCAATGCGCTTATTCTGAAGCAGAGGGACGGCAGAAGCGTTGTTCAGCGTCTCTATGTCTTGGACTGGACCCTCGTCACGCCGCTTGTGGCGGAGGACGGCAGCGTGTTCTACCAGCTCAACACGGACAATCTGAGCGGGCTTCCTGAGAGCGTGACCGTGCCGGCCCGGGAGGTCATTCACGACCGCTTCAACTGCTTCTTCCACCCTCTGGTCGGACTCTCGCCCATCTTCGCAGGGGGGCTTGCAGCCACCCATGGCCTCGCCATCCAGAACGACAGCACGCTATTCTTCCAGAACGGCGCGCAGCCAAGCGGCATTCTCACCGCGCCGGAAAAGATCAGCGATGACACTGCCAAACGCCTCAAGGAGCACTGGGAGCAGAACTATTCGGGCAAGAATTCCGGTAAGGTTGCCGTGCTCGGCGACGGCCTGAAATACGAGGCCATGAAGGCGAAGGCCGTCGACTCTCAGCTCATCGAACAGCTGAAGTGGTCCGCCGAGGTCGTCTGCTCGACCTATCACGTCCCGCCGTACAAGATCGGCGTAGGGCAGATGCCGACCTACAACAACGTCCAGGCGTTGAACATCGAGTATTATTCGCAATGCCTTCAGGTGCTTATCGAGGCCATCGAACTCTGCCTTGATGAAGGCCTCGGCATGGGCGAGAACATCGGCACGGAATTCGATGTCGACAACCTCCTGCGGATGGATAGCGTCACTCAGATGTCTGTCCTCAAGGAGGCCGTTGGCGCAGCCGTGATGGCTCCCAATGAGGCCCGCAAGAAGATCGACCTTAAGCCGGTTGCGGGCGGCGACAGCCCATATCTCCAACAGCAGAATTATAGCCTCGAGGCCCTCGCGAAGCGAGATGCGCAGGCCGATCCTTTTGGGACGGCGCCAGCTGCTCTGCGCGAAGGCTCCGAAGGAGGCAATGCCGCACGGCAGGAGGCCGAAGAGCGGGCATTCTTCGCAGAGGCGGCTCTGGCATTTCAAAAGAGGCTTGCGGCATGATCGACGCTAAGACTTTCGGCCAGGAGCTTGCCGAAATCGTCAAGGGCCAACTGGCCCCAATCCTGAGCCGGATGGAGGCGTTAGAGAAGCGCTTCGACGCTCTGCCGACGCCTCGCGACGGCAAGGACGCCGATCTTGGCGAGGTCCGCCAGATCATCGCTGAAGAGGTCACAGGGCTGAAGAACGCCGTCGAGGCAATCGAACTGCCGGCGCTTCCCGATATCCCGGCCATGGTCGCCGAAGAGGTCCAGAAGGCGGTTGCGGCCATCCCGGCTCCGCAGGACGGCAAGAGCGTCACGGTCGAGGATGTCACTCCGCTGATCGCCTCCGAGGTTGAGAAGCGCGTCAAGGAATTGCCGACCCCGAAGGACGGCAAGGACGGAGTTGGCCTCGCAGGTGCTATCATCGATCGGGCTGGTGAGCTTGTCGTGACCCTGACGAACGGAGAGACCCGCAATCTTGGGCCTGTGGTCGGCAAGGACGGCGCTCCTGGGAAGGACGGCGCGGACGGCTTCGGCTTTGACGATCTCGATGCCTCCTATGATGGCGAGAAGACCGTCACCCTGAAATTCACCAAAGGCGAGCGGGTCAAGGAATTCGCGTTCACGCTTCCGGTGGTGATCGATCGCGGCATCTTCAGCGAGGGAAAGACTTACGTGGCCGGCGATGGCGTGACCTGGGGCGGCTCGTTCTGGATCGCCCAGAAGGACACCTCATCGAAGCCAGGGGAGGGCGGCGACTGGCGCCTTTCCGTCAAGAAAGGCCGAGATGGCCGCGACGGCGTGGTGAAGGAAGCCAAGCCCGTCGAGCCGGTGCGTGTGGGTACTCCGGCAAAGGCGATTTGACATGGCGCTTGAAGTTGTGACGCCCGCGACGGCGACCCGTTTGACCACCCGAGAAGCCGTTCGGGCCGAAGCAGGCCCCGCCGCTGAGGGATTGGGCGACGCCGTGATTGATGCCCTGATTGATCAGGCCTCTGGCATGGTCGAGAGGCATTGTAACCGTGTATTCGCACGGGAAACCGTGAGGGAAGAATTCTACGATGCGTCGAATGGCACAGTCATCCTGACGCGCACCCCGGTCGTAGCCGTTGAGACCGTCAACGGCGCGACTTTGGCCGAGAGCGGCTACGGGCTCGACAAGGGCGCCGGCATTCTGCGCTCCCGCGCCCGTTACGGCAGGGAGACGACGGGGCCAGTCGAGGTTGTCTATACGGCGGGATACCTCTTGCCAGGGCAGGAGAACCGCAACCTTCCTGTCAATGTGGAACGGGCAACGGCTCTGGTGGCGGCGACGATCCTGGGGAACCGCCAACGCGATATTCTCGTGAAGAGCGAGAGCGTCGAGGGGATCGGTCGAACCGATTACTGGATGCCTGGACAGTCCTCTTATCTGAACCATCCCGAGGCCGAGCGGCTTCTTGCCGCCTTCGTCATGCCTACGGTGGCCTAACATGACCCCGCGTCAAGCCATCGCTTCACTGGATCATGGAATCCGCAAGAACGGTCAAACGGTGATCTTGCGTCGTGGCACGACCAGCGCGCCGACCGCCATGGCGACCGTGAAGGCCCATGTGCGGGGCTACAAGCCGGATGAACTGGTCGGTGGGATCATACAGGGCGACAGTCAGGTGATCCTTTCTCCGCGTCTTCTGGCTGCTGCGGGATGGCCGGGAGACATCAGGCGCGGCGACTGGCTAACCTTTGACGGCAAGGTGCGATCAGTCGAGGTGGTGATGCCGCGCCGGATGGATGATGTTCTGGTCCGGATTGAGCTTCAGGTGAGAGGCTGATGGCCGTTCGCACGAGGATCACCCCAATCAACCGCAACATCGAGTTGATCATGCAGCGGTCGCTCTCGCCGCAGGCCCGCAGTGCTCGCCTCGCGGCTCACGCGCGGGAGAGGCTTGCCGAGGCACAGGAGGTCAACCGGCGGGCGCTCGGCCGGGTGCCGCCGCATCAGACCTTCGTGGACCGCCGCGAGGGCGCCCCGCTGGAGTCGGTCAAGCCGGATGGCGTGATCGTCTTCGACTTCGAGCTTCTGGACGATCTCTTCGCTTGGATCGGCGAGCAGCTCGTCATCCATGCCCCGGTTCTGACCGGTGAGTATCAGCGCTCCTTCGCCTTCTTTGCCGATGGCGTCGAGGTGGAGCCGGGTGCGAATGTGCCGCCGGCGCAGGAGTACGTGTTCCTCAATACGCAGCCCTATGCCCGGAAGATCGAGCGCGGCCTATCTGACCAGGCCCCCGATGGCGTGTTCCAGGCGGTGGCGGCTCTCGCCAAGAAGCGGTTCGGCAACATGGCGAACATTCGGTTCACTTACCGGACGCCTTTGGCATCGACCGAGGGCACTCCCAAGCAGCGGCGCGAGACGGATCGCGAGAACCGCACGCCTGCTATCGTGATTACACTCTAGGACGACCATGGCCAGCGAAGCCGTCGTGAATGCGGTCGCCGCCCGTCTTGCGGCCAACTGGAACAAAGCCCCGCTCGTCGGGGTGAACCTGAACGAGAGCACCCCTGCGGATGGCTCGGCCTTCATCGCCGTGCAGTATCCGGTGGCGAACGAGGAGCAGATCTCGGTTGGCTCGCCTGGTGCGAACGTGTGGCGGGAGGAAGGTGTCTTCCGGCTCGTCATCAACGTGGAGCGCGGCGACGGCGTGACCAAAGGCCTGCAATGGGCCGATGAGCTGCGCGCCCTGTTCCGCGGCAAGCACTTCGACGGCGTCGAGACCTTCGCGCCTTCCCCGCCGGCCATCGACGACAGCAACGACACTGGCAACTACTTCCAGCTTTCGGTCGCCGTCCCTTACCAGTTCGACCGCATCGGCTGACCTTTCCCTTCCATCGCAGGAGACCTGACCAATGGCCTACGCTACTGGCGCCAGCCGCCGCGTCGCTTATGTCGCGGAGACCGTTTACGGGCAGACGCCCGCAACCCCGTCGTTCAAGACGCTCCGCACCACCGGCGGCGGCCTGCGGACGAACAAGTCGACCGCGACCTCGCAGGAGGTCCAGGCGGACCGCAATATCCGCGACGAGATCCTGACCGGCATGGACGTGACGGGCTCTTACCCGTTTGAGTTCTCCTACGGCAGCTTCGACGACATCCTGGCGGCGGCCCTGTTCAACAATTGGGCCACGAACGTGCTCAAGAACGGCACGACCCGTCACAGCCTCACCTTCGAGGAGACGCTCACGGTCGGCGGCGTGGAGAACTACCGCCGCTTTATGGGCGTAATGGTCAACTCCATCAGCTTCGACATCGCTTCGCGCCAGATCGTGACCGGCACCATGGACCTGATGGGCGTCCGCGAGGAACTGGACGACGCCGCGGTGACGGGTGCGACTTATGCCGCTCCGGCCTCCACCCCGGTCATGTCCTCTTCGGCCAGCGTGGCGAACCTTGCCGTGACGGGCCTGGGCGCCAACCCTCCGACCCGCACCCTGAATTTGCAGATTGCCAACAATCTCCGCAACCGACCCTTGGTCGGCAATGTCTACTCCGACGAGCTCGGGGAGGGCATGTGCGACGTGACGGGCACCATCGAGACCTATTTCCAGTCGAACGACCTTTATCAGAAGGTGCTCGATCACGGCTCCGGCTCGATTTCGTTCACGCTCGGCCTCGCCTCCGGATCGAAATACACCTTCCTGCTCCCGAAGGTCATCTTCGGAAACGGCGAGGTGCGCGCAGGCGGCCAGAGCGACGACGTGATCGTGAGCATGCCGCTCCGCGCCGTCTACGATCCCGTCGAACAGTGCAGCATGAAGATCACCCGTGCCGTCGCATAAGGAGGGCCACGTGCGGACCATAGAGATCACCGACACCTTCGACGGCTATCCGGCCTCGAAGAAGGTCAGCTTCGTCAAGGGTGAGGTCGTGGAGGTGTCGGATGCGTATGCCGACATCTTGATCGAAAAGGGCCTCGCCAAGGAAACCAGCAAGACCGGGCCGAAGGCCACGGCAAAGAAGGACGCTCACAATGGAGCTGAATGATATCGCGATCGATGCCACGCGGTTCGAGCAGGGGGCCTGGGTCGATCATATCCCGGAGATGGGCGATCTGCGCCTGAAGGTGCGCGGCGTCGGCAATGCCGATTACCGCAAGCTGCAGGCCCGCCTCATCGACGCCCTTCCGCGCGCCAGGAAGCAGGGCGGCAAGATCGATCCGGAAGATCTCGACCGCATCACCGCGACGTGCCTCCTCGAGACGGTTCTTCTCGATTGGGACGGCGTTATGATCAATGGGCAGCAAACGCCTTACTCGAAGGACCTGGCCAAGGAGCTGCTTCTCAATCCGAAGTGGCGCCGGTTCCGCGATGCGGTGGCCTGGGCTGCCAGCATCGTTGCCGACGAGGGCGCTCTTGGCATCGAGGAAGACGCAAAAAACTGACAGACGCCCTGCTGTGGCGGCTGTCCTGGGGGCAGAGCGGAATATCCGACTGGCTTCAGGAAGTGGCCGCCGAGCGGGGCGAGGACCTGGCGCAATCGATTGCCGACCGGCCGGAGGTCGCGCCGCATCTCCTCTTCGTCTGGCGGGCGTTCTGGGACCTCAACAATGACCGCCCGCTCGGCTTCGGGGCCGCAGGCCCCATCCCCTTCACCGCCGTCGACCGTTATGCCGCTCGCTACGGGATCACCGATCCCGACGAGTTCGAGCGGTTCTTCTTCCTCATCCGCAGCATGGACGGCTCGTACATGACCGAGCTGGCGAAGCGCAAACCCCGCCCATAGGTTCCACATGGCAGCGACGAACACCATTGATACCGTGACCGTGCGCGGGGTCTCCGATGGCCTCGATAAGGTCACGTCGGACCTGAACCGGGTTGCCGACGCTCATGCCAAGGTAGGGCAGGCCAGCGAGGAAGCGGCGAAGGTCACGGACACAGCGACGCGCCGGCAATTGGACGTTGGCAGGGCTTTCGAGCGCCTTGCTGCACAGATCGACCCTGCCTTCCGCGCTCAGCAGCAGATGGCGCGGGGGCAGCAGATCCTTGACCGGGCCTTCAGCCAGGGCAAGATTGATGCCGATCAGTATGCGGCATCGCTGGAGAAATTGCGGGCTCGCTTTGGCACGGTGGCGGCTGCCAATAACAACCTGCTCAGCCAGACCGGCAACCTTGCCGCGCAGTTCAATGATATCGCCGTACAGTTGGCGGCTGGCACGAACCCGCTCCAGATCGCGGTTCAGCAAGGCACGCAGATTTCTCAGGTGCTCGGGGATGCGCCAGGCGGCGCCCGCGGCGCGGTGAAGGCTTTGGGCGGGGCCTTTATGTCGCTGATCAGCCCTGTCAATCTGGTGACGATCGGGGCTATCGCGGCCGGCGGTGCCTTGCTCCAGTATATCAGCGGAGCCGGTTCTGAGGTCCAGACCCTTGACGACAAGCTGAAGGCCCATGCTGACATCATCCGCGACCTGAAAGGCGCATATGGAGAGGCCGCTAAAGGTGTGGACGATTACGCCAGCAAGAGTCTGAAGGTCATCGAGGCGCAGCTACGCGCCAACATGAATCAACTCCAAGACGAGATGAAGAAAGCGGCGGAAAGCCTTGTGAAGTCGATGCCGGGTGTATCCATGGGCATCGATCCTCAAACAGGCGCTGAGTTGCAAGCCTTCTCGCGCAGTGTTGTCGAGTCGTCGAGGTTTTCTGCGTTCACCGACATCATCGCGCGGTTCCAGGAGCAGTTGCGCCAGGGTAAGCCGGATATCGAGGGCTACCGAGATGCAATCGCCGAATTGATGAACCGCTTCCGTGATAATGCCAATATCCAGGCGGCGGGCCGTGAGCTTCTGATGGCCTCGGATAGCGCCGACAAATTGGGGCAGAAAGTCAAGGAGGCCGCCAAGGGACTTGATATTCTCGGCGGGGCTGCGAGCGGCAATATCGGTGCCGTTAGAGAGTTCAGCGCCGCCATGAGTGAGCTTTCCAAGATCGGCTTGCCCAAGCTCTCTGATTTTGAACGTGTTGCGGAACTGCGCAGGAAAGGTCTGAGCGATCCTATCGTGACGCCGGACATGCTGGAGGCTGTCGACCAGGAGACCCTGGCAGCTCAAGAACGTGCCAGACAACGCGAGAAGGAAAAGCAGGATGAGGAAGCCCGCCGCAAGGCCGAGGCGGACGCGCGCCGCGCAGCACGCGGGGCACAAGCGGACGAAGATGCGTTCCAGCGCGCTCTCACCACCGCGCAGGGCCGTACCAAGCAGATCGAGGAGGAAACCCGTCTCTATGGGCAGTACGGTGGCGAACTTGAGGCTGCGCGACTCCGGATCGAACTGGAAACGGCGGCCAAGAAGCGCGGGCTCGATATCTCGGACGATATGCAACGAGCCATCGACGCCGAAGTCGAAGCACGCAGGGCCTCTGTCGAGCAGTTGGAGGCGGTGCGCAAACAGCAGGAAGCTCTCAACGAGGCACAGCAGTATTTCGGCGACATGGCGACCGACGCCCTCTCCGACCTTTTCATCGAGGGCAAGAGCGTCGAGGACGTGTTCAACAACATCGCCAAGAGCATCGCCAATGCGGCCTTGCAGGCGGCGTTGATGGGGCAGGGGCCGCTTGCCGGTCTCTTTGGGCTCCAAGGCCAGAATGGAGCACCCGGCGGGATCTTCGGGGCCCTGTTCGGCGGGATGAAGAGCCTCTTCCAGCCGCTCGGTCCTGCGCTCGCTAACGGCGGCATCATGACCGAATATGGCCTCGCCCCGCTGAACAAGTACGCCAGCGGCGGCATCGCACGGACGCCGCAGGTGGCGCTCTTCGGTGAGGGCCGCATGCCGGAGGCCTATGTGCCGCTGCCGGATGGACGGTCGATCCCTGTCACCATGCAGGGCGGCCCAGCAGCTAACACCAATACGCCCATGCAGGTGATCATCAACAACAACAGTTCAGCGCAGGTGACAGCGACGAAACAGGATGGCCCGAACGGGCCGAGCCTTCAGGTCCAGATCGATGATCTGGTCGCCAATGCTCTGTTGAACGGCAGCAAAACGGGAGGTGCACTGAAGCACCTCCAGCGTAACCGGATGGGAGGCCGCTGATGCCGACATGGCCAGCCGGACTCCCCTACCAATCCCTGCGGGATGGATACCAGATCCCGCAGATGGGTTCCGCTCCGCTCAAGTCCGAGATGCAATCGGGCAAGATCCGGATGCGTCGGCAGTTCACGGTGAACATCACGACCATGAACTGGTCTCGGGACTTCACCGCCGAGCAACTTGGCATCTTCCGTGCCTTTGTCATGAACGACCTCGGCGCCGGAACGGCGGAATTCACCATGCCGGTGTGGAACGCGCCAACTCAGACCTATGTCGAGCGCACGGTGCAGATCGACGATGGCCTCGCAGGCATCAGCGAGAGCGAGGCCGGTGTCGGACGCACGCTCGTCACCATGGTTCTGAAGGTCCAGGGTCTCTAAATGCCGATCTCCGCAACGCAAGCCTGGGCAGAGGCCGCCGCCTCAGCGCCCAAGGATGAGGTCATGCTCATCACGATCGAGCTCATCCATCCGGTCTTTGTCGAGGGCGGGCAGCCGGCACCCATTCGCGCCGTCCGCAACACCGTCGATATGAACTTCCGCCTCGAGGACGGCGCCCCGGTGGGCGGCGGCACGATCGTCCCGTTCAAGGCCATTCCCTTCGAGATCGACTATCCTCGCATCGGGCAGCTCGGCGCCGAGGCGACCATCCGGCTCGACAACGTGAACCGGGAGGCCTCCCGGTATCTCAGCGAGGCCGTGAAACTGAACACGCCCATTCAGGCGATCTTCCGCGGCTATCTGGCGAGCGATCCGAACACGGTCGGGCAGGGGCCTTACAAGCTGATCCTGCGCAACGTGAAGCGGACCAGCCGGCAGCTTGAAGGGCAGCTCGCCATCGCCCGTCCGCAGAACATGCGCGTGATGCGCGAGGTCTATGACATGCAGAGGTTCCCGAGCCTGCTGGCGGTGTCGTGATGGATCGTCTCGCCTTCCTCGAAAGCCTCATCCGTAAGCCCTACAAGATCGGGGCGCGCGGTCCTGACGCCTATGATTGTTACGGACTCGCCCGTCATATCCAGATGGAGCTTGCCGGGGTTCAGATGCCGGATGTGGCCTTTGCCGAGCCGACGACCCGGGCCCAGGCAGAAGCCATGCTCTCGCATCCCGAGCGGCAGGCGTGGGACGAGGTGACGGAAGCTGAGGCACGTGAACTCGACCTCGTGCTGATGGGGAACGTCGCCAAGCGCGACTTTCATCTCGGCACCTACATCATTCCCGCGACGGCCCCCGCGGTGATTCACATCGACAAGGTCGCTGGCGTGGTCGTGGACGACATCCCCGCTCTTCGCGCGTCCGGCTTCAACTTCCTTCGGTTCTTCCGCCGCAAATCCTGATCCATGAAACTCGCCATCAAGCATAACCTCCTGGTCTTCGACCCGGAGCGCGACGACGTTCGCCTGCCTGAGAGCGGGCTCGTGCTCCCCATTGCCGAGCACAAGACGAGGAAGCGCAGGCCGACCATCGAGCAGGTCCTCGCGGAGACCGGCTGGCGGTTCGACCTGCCGACGGTCTGCAAGGTCAATGGGGTCTATTACTCCCGCACCGAATGGGCGACCCATCGGCTGGCGGCCAACGACAATGTGGTGTTCCTCTCCCGCCCCCTCGGCGGCATGGGCGGCAACGGCGGCTCTACGGCCAAGAGCATCGGCGCCATCGTCGCCATGGTGGCCCTCACCGCGCTCGCGCCGTGGGCCATGGGCGCGATCGGCCTGACCGGCACGGCCGCCTCGATCGGCTCCTCGCTGCTCATCGCCGGCGGCGCGATGGCGATCAGCCATTTCCTCAAGCCCAAGGCAGGCGGCCAGACCGCCGAGAAGGACGAGCTCTACTCCTTCGGCTTCGGCGGCAACCAGGCCCGCCCACTCCAGCCGATCCCGGTCCTCTATGGCCGTACGCTGTCCTTCCCCGACTTCGTCGCTCCGAAATACAGCGAGTACGACGGCGACAACATGACCGAATACGCCCTCCTGTGCCTGACATGCGGGAAGGCGGATGTCGAGGAGCTGCGCATCGCGGACACCCGGATCTGGACCAAGAGCGGCGGCTACAATCCGTCGTTCCCTGGCATCAGGATCCAGATCTGCGACCCTGGTGAGAAGGTCACGCTGTTTCCGGTCAACGTGGTCACGGCCTCCGAGGTCTCCGGCATCGAGCTGACCACCAACTTCACCTCCGGCTTTACCGCGAATGCCGCCGGCACGGAGGCCCTGTCCCTTCTGGTCGACTTCATCTTCCCGTCCGGCTGCTTCTGGTCATGGAAGGGAGAGGTCAGGGCGGTGACGGTGGGCGTGGAGGTCCAGACCCGTCCTGTCAACGCCGCCGGCGCTCCGACCGGGCCATGGTCTACCGCTTGGTCCAAGAACTACACCTACGCCAAGCAGTCGCAGATCCGCATCACCGAGCGCATCGACATCCCGAACGGGCGTTTCGAGGTGCGGGCGCGGCGGACGACGACCCCGATCAACGACCAGCCGCAGGATCCGCGTCTGGGCGGGAGCGATCAGATCGTCTGGTCCGCCCTGCGCGCGCAGATCGACGGTCCGAACTCCTTCCCGCGCGTCACCACGATCGCGATCCGCGCCAAGGCCAGCGAAGCCCTGCAGGGCATCATGAACGGCCAGGTCGGCGTGGTCGCGACCCGCAAGATCCCGGTCTGGAACGGCTCTGCCTTCGTGGAGCAGGCCTCCCGCTCGATCGCCTGGGCGGCCCTCGACATGTGGCGCAATGCCGATTACGGCGCAGGCCTGCCGCTCGATCAGGTCGATTTCCAGAGCTTCGTTGCCTATGATCAGCTCTGGGCATCGCTGGGCCATACCTTCGACCACACCTTCAAGGAACCGCAGACGCTGGATGACGCGCTTGAGACGATCCTGAAGGCGGGCCGGGCCATGCCGGCGCCGGTGGGCGACCGTCTGACCATCGTGCGTGACGAGCCCCGCGGCATTCCGCGCATGATGTTCACGGACTATGACATCGTGAAGGACTCGCTCACCATCGACTACACGCTGGCGGACGACGATATCGCCGACGGCATCGTGGGCGAATACATTGATGAGACCACGTTCAGGCTGGCCGAGGTGTCCTCGGCTCCGACCGGAACGACGCTGGCAAAACCGGCCCGCGTGCAGCTCCCAGGTGTGTCCAAGCGCGCGCAGGCTGTGGGGCTGGTACGGTTCATGGCGGGCGAGAATGCCCTGCGACGTGCCACCGTCTCATGGACGGCGCGGGCGGAAGGCCGTCTTCTCAAGCGCGGCGATCTTGTCGTCCTGTCCTGCGAGGAGCCGGAAACCTGGGGGCAGTCGGCCGAGGTCGTCGCCTATGATGACGCCACGCGCCAGATCACCTTCGATCACGACCTCGACTGGGACGAGACGGCGGCCAATCATTACGTGGAGGTCCGGCGCCGGGACGGGCAGCCCTGGGGCCCGGTGCGCGTCACCCGCGGCGCGTCGGACCGTATCGCCATCGTCAATGCTGGCGACATGGCGGCCGAGGCCACGCGACAGGGCATGAACCTGGCCGATGCGGTGGCGCGGTCCGACCTGGCCGATCTGCCGACAGCCGCCTTCTCGCCGGGACAGCCGCGCACCTTCCGGGTGCTGATCACCGAGGGCACGCCCGATACCGACGGCGAACACATCGCCCTGAGTGGCGTCGTGGACGATCCGGCGGTCTACGATGTGACCGAAACCGGCTTCGAGCCGCTGCCGGACATCCCGGACGTGTTCTCGTCCTCGATCCCGGTGGTGACGACGCTGGCCGCCACGGTCTACCAGCGAGGAACGAACCTGATCCTGCAGGCCGGCTGGCAGCCGGCCAAGGGCGCCGTGAGCTATATCGCGGATGTGTCCTATGACGGCGGCGCGACCTGGGTGAGAGCCTATGAAGGCGACAGGACGACTTTCGAGGCCATCGTCGCGAGCGCCAAGACCGTCTGGCTGCGTGTGGCGGGCATCACGTCCGCCAACGTGACCGGGGCCTTCAGTGTGGTGATTGTGAATGCCCCCACGCTGGTGCTGAGCAATGACTTCCTGATCATGAAGGTCCAGGCGGATGACTTCATTCCGGATCTGGCCCGGAAGCTCGACAGCCTCGACATCCTCGATCAGATCGCGGACTTGGCCGGGGAGGGTAGGCTTGTGGCCGAAGAGGCCACGGATCTCGGCAGGGCCGCCATCAAACAGGTTGCCGAAGTCCAAGTCACCGCGGACAAGGCGCTTGCGATCTTCGGCACCGATGTGGTGGCCGAGTTCGACGGCAACGGGATCACGGTCGGGGAGCGTTTCACGGCGGTCGCCAATGTGACGGGCCAGCTTATCGGCGCCTGGAATGTCGTGATCGACAGCGGCGGCTACTTCGCAGGCCTGCAACTCGTCGGGGCGATTGGTCCAGGCGGCTTCCAGAGCGAGTTGAAGATTGCCGTCGATGACTTTCTCATCGGCGCTCCCGGCGCAGGCTTTGGAGAAGAGGCCGTGTTTGCCGTCAGTACCCGCAACGGTGTAGCGCGTGTGACCATGCGCGGCGACTTCATCGCAGACGGCTCCATCAATGCGACCCAGATCAATGTCGAGGCCCTTTCCGCCATCAGCGCCAATATCGGCACGGTGTCTTCGTCAAGAGATGTGACCACGGCAGGCGGCTTCCGTCTCGACGGACCGAACCGCCGCATCGAGATCTGGGGCTGAGCCATGGCGCGACGTGTCGTCATGGGGCGAATGAACGATGGTTCCTATGATGTCCGAATGTCCAGGGCGGGCTTCGATGCCCTGACCGGCGACATCAATAATCCGCGCGTGATCTCGTTCTCGGCGCAGGCCACGGCCAAGGCAAAGGTCGGTGCGGCCGGGATCTGTTCGAGCCTGGACACGTGGGTGAGCTTCGGGCAGACCTTCGATTATCCGCCGCCCACGCTCTATGCCCTCAAGCGCGGCGGGCGTGTCATCTTTAATAATTATGAGTATCTGCCAGTGAAGGGGGGCGGTAATGGCGTTTGGTTCGGGACACCTTATTGCCTCGTCGTTCAGCCAAATCGAGTTCGAGCGATCCAGGTAATATTTTGGGCCGACTTCACATTGCCTGCGGGTGATAGGTTCCTGTTCTATACATTGTCGCAGGACTGAGCATGGCGCGGCGAATGGTGCTGGGGCAGCGCGGATCTGCCTTCGGACTCTGGATCTCGAAGGCCGGCTTCGACGCCTTGACCGCGACGGAGGCGCAGCTTGCCTTCAGCATGGCGAGCCGTGCCGGCATGGTGCTGGAGTCGGGCACGGTCGTCGTGCCGAGCGGCGGCAGCGCGCAACGGGTGGCATTCTCAACCACCTATCCGTCTGTTCCGCTGGTCTTCTGCGGCCCTCTCACAAATTATCCGACACAGACGGCGGTCAGCACCGATGCGGACGCATCGGGTTTCTATGTCAGAGCAATCTATGACTCCTACAACAATAATTATCCAGCGGCCGGTACCACGGCCCGATGGTTCGCCGTAATGAAAACGGAGAACTGAAGGCATGGCGCGACGTATCATCCTCGGGCGGGATGGAAGCACCTTTCGCTTTCGCGTGTCTCAGCCCGGTTTCGATGCCACGACGGCTGACCTGGATAACCTGGTCTTCGACGCCGACAACATCCCGACACGCATTGCGGCAACGGGGCTGGCTACCGTCAACAAGGCACCGTCTCCGCATGATCCAACGGTGCTTGCTCTCGCCCATGGCGCAAGCCCATCACTTTGCATTGGCGTGGCCCTTCCTCTCGATGTCGTTAATCCCGGCAGTTACGAGGGCATGTGGTGGTACAGCGAGCAAAACCCCGATATCGGCGATGGATCCCCTGGAGGGAATGTATTCAATCTGGAAGCCCTCAGAAACCAATGGGTCACGCCGTGGCTCTATTCGGGCGACGACAGCGCTGGTGATACGCAAAGCTGCGGATGGGGAATCCGATGGAATTCCAGCACGATTTCTCTGGTGAACTACTCGTACAACCCCATCCGCGTGCGGTGGGCTGCTCTGGAGTTCTGAATGATCCTCTACACGGACAACGAAGGCCGCTATCTCGGCCATCTTGATCATCGCTATCCAGCCGACCCGGAGACACTTGAGCGGATCCGGAAGGATCAGGACGGCCACGCCTGGGACATCCCGCCCTTCGGGCCTGAGTTCTGGTATTTCCCGGAAGGCGTGCCGACCGTCCGGCCGCTGCTCGATTATACCGTGAGCGAGAAGCAGGAAGGCAGCGACAAGGTGACGGTCATTGGCGGCATCCCCGCCGGCGTCAAAGTGGACGTGACCGGTCCTGAAGGAGGCCAGACGGTCGAAGCCGACGGCGAGGAACTGGAACTCGTCCTACGCATGGCGGGCATCTACACGGTCAGCTTCGATCCGTTCCCCTATCAGCCTGTCACGATCCACCTGGAAGTGGCGACAGTGGAGAATTGAAATGGCGCGTCTCGAGATCGGCCCTTCCGAGGATGAGCTCCGCGCCATGGCAGAGCAGGCCATCGACCGGCACTTCGAGCCGGTGCGGCAGCGCATGGCGCTCTATACCCGCAAGGTCTTTGAGGCTCGGCGCCACCTGGCCGGGGAGCATTCCGCCATGCTCAGCCGGGAGGCCCAGCGCAAGCATATCAAGGCGGATGAGATTGCCCGGCAGATCCTTGCTCTCGCCGAAGCCGACGAGGAAACGGAAGACACCCGCATCGCCTTGAAGCAGAAGGTCCGCAAGGCGCTTACCCCTCAGAAGATCCGCCAGATCCTTGCCGACAACGGCATCAGCCTGACCCGCTGATCTCACTCACAATCCAAGTCCGCCACCATCGGCCAAGTCCTCTTGGCCGGGAGATGTTTCATGGCTCTCGACCCCTCGTATTTCTTCTACAGCGACGGCACGATCACGCTGACCAACGGCTCGGATATCGCCACTGGCGATCTGGTCGCCTGGGATCCGGCCGTGCTGCCCTTCGACTTCGTGTTCCCGCAGGACGGCACGGCCGGCATGGCGGTGATCAAGGAGGTTCTGGCCGTCAATCAGGTGAGGCTTGCCAAGCCCTGGGCCGGGCCGAACTTGCCAAATGTACCGTACTTCATGGTTCGCTGGGCCAATCACATCGACCCGCGCTTCTATGCCATCCGGGTGTCGGAATATCTGACGCGCGTTCGCGACATGCCCGCGACGGGACCGAACGGCTGGGCGCCAGTCCCGGTGCCGGTCCCAGACGGTGAGCGGCGGGTTCTGCAGATCGTCGATTGGGTTGGCGGGTTCGGCACGAAACCGGCGACAGGCGGCTATCTCGGCCCGACCGGCATTGTGTCGGACATCGCCGCGGCGACAGATATCCGCGGGGCAACGGGCGCCGACAGCACCGTGCCGGGCCCTCAGGGCGACAAGGGCTGGTCGCCTGTGTACGCGATCGTCGCCGACGGCGTGCGCCGCGTGAAGCAGCTCGTTGACTATGTCGGCGGGACTGGAACCAAGCCTGCGGTCCCGGCGAATACCTATGTGGGGCCGACCGGCTACACGACGGACATATCGCAGGCGACAGACGAGCGCGGCCCCGCCGGCCCTGCAGTCAGCGCCAACAGCGTCGACAACACGCTGCTCGCGGATATGGCGGCGGGGACGTACAAAGGGCGACGGCCTGGGACAGGTACCGGTGATCCAGTTGATATCACCCAGGCGCAACTCAAGACAGATCTCGGAATCTCAGCGTTCGCGGAGACCTTCCTCGATGACCAAGATGCCGCCACTGTACGGGGTACGCTCGGGCTACTCTGGAAGCCAATTCAATCCATTCAGATCTCGACGCCTGTTAGCGCCATTGACATCACGGTCCCTGCGCAGGTCAATCGGTTCGTCAAGATCACTGGTGTCATGGACCCAACCACAGCTGGGTCAGGGGCTCAGACAGCCTTATGTGCTCGGATCAGCTTGGACGGAACGACGTTTCAGAGCGCGGCCGGTAGTTATTCGCGGGCCCAAACGCTAAGAAATGGTACTACCATGTCAGGTTTCGGTCAGCAGGCGGACACGTTTTTTGTGCTGGCTTTGGAGAATGAATTCGACGGTATCGATACCAACTTTGAGGCCGTCTTTGATATTGGGTCCGCCACAAAGTCCGTGACGCTGCGCGCGTATTCGACGAACTTCTTCCTTGGTGGCACTGGCATGAGCCAGTTCTGGGGAGCGGGATGGTATGGTTCTGCCCTTGGGCGCCTGCAAAAAATCCGACTGCTCTTAACAGGCAGCAGCGCGTTTGCTGCTGGAACGACGTTGCTCGTGGAGGGGTTCTAATGACCACAAAAGCTAGCATTTGGAGAGATGGGAAAATCGTTGAAGTCGATCTGGGTGAGTTGGACCCAATTCCGTCTTTACGGCCAGAACCCAAACGCATCGAGTGGGGTGACTTGATAAGGTCCATGACTAATGAAGAGGCGGCTGCGTTTGATGCCGCTGTGCAGGCCGCTGAACCTCGATTCAAATGGCTTGTCCAGAAGACGACCTACATCTCAACAGATGATCCTGATTATCCGACGTTGAAAGCCGCGTTTGACAACGCTTTCGGGCAGGCGCGATCAGATGAACTGCTTCCCGCGCTCTAGTTGCCAGGTCGTCCCCTCACGATGGTAAAGCGATCCTTGATCCGGAGGAAGGGACGCTCAAGGCAGAAGTAGCTCACTGTGGCCATGGCTGCGGTAAGGGCTAGGGACGATCCGAACAAGATGCTCCAGTCAAGTGGGTCAGTGGCTGGCTGTGTCGCGAGCCCGATTTTGGAGAGCCACTTCGTGGCAAGGCGGATGCACAACGGATGGAAGACGTAGAGCCCGAACGAGATAGTGCCCAGGAAACGAAGCGGCGCCCATGAAAAAAGCGTCTTTGCCGAATGCCACGTCAAAACCAACTGAAGCAGCGATGCGCAAGCAACGGCTGCCAGCGGATAGCCGATCATGGCACCAAGCGTTCCTGATGTGATCAGCGGCGCTGTGGAAAAGGCAGCCGTCGCGGCCAGGAAGCACGCTCCTGTTGTCGGCAACGGAAGTCGCGCGAAGACCCCGAGCGCCAATAGGATGCCGAGGAGAATGGAGTCAGGCCTGAGAAAGGGCGTGACCCAGATAATAGGATGCGGGGCTTTCAAGAGGCTGAAACTAAGACGCAACAACAGCCCGAACAGAGCTAGCGCCGCTATCCCTTGCAGGAACCGGGGCGTGCCGAAGCGCTTGAGGGCGATGAACGCAAGCGGGATGGTCAAGTAGACCTGGAACTCGAATGAGAGCGTCCAGAGATGGCCGCTAAATGGGATGATGTGATTGTATTGCTTGAACCACGATATCAGGTTGTCAGAGAATAAAGCCACTCCGAGAAGCCGCCCCACAGCCGGGGCATCCATTCGGGAATAAATTAAAAACATCGCGAGCGTGAAAGCGACCATGAGCGGGTAGATCCGCAGAATACGCCGGATGTAGAAATGCGCGATTTTCACCGTTCCTGTCTTACCATACTCCGCCCGCAACAGGTGGAAGAACAGGAAAGCCGAGATCACGAAGAACAGCTCGACTCCAACCCACCCGTAGGCCTTGAGACGCACCAGAACGGCGGATGTTGTCAGGGTCGGGGTGTGATGGATCAGGACCAGCAGAAACGCGAGGAAGCGAAGTCCGTCAAGCGCTGGCAGATGCAAAGCCGGTTCGGGGGGGTGGTCGCGGGTCACAGTGGCATAGGTCGGTGCGTTGGCGGGCTTTTGTTTATGCCGTTAGTCGCACATGCCGGGCCCTGACGCAACGTCACCCCCCGGGCATCCTGAAAACTGATCTTCCTTCCACCCCACGAGGATTCCCATGACTACCGATACATTCGGGAGGGCGCTGCCTGCTGGATGGACCACAGTCGATAGCGACGTCGCGCTTGAGATTGCCTCCCACGAGGCCGTCATCCGCCAAGCCTATAAGGACAGCCAAGGCGTGTGGACGTGGTCAGTCGGGATCACCAACGCCAGCGGTCACAACGTCGAGCGGTATATCGGCAAGCCCCAGCCCCTTGAGCATTGCCTTGCCGTCTATGCCTGGGCACTTCAGAAGTACGCCAAGGAGGTGCTGGAGGCTTTCAAGGGGCACCCTCTGACCAAGGCGCAGTTCACGGCGGCACTGTCGTTCCACTGGAACACAGGCGACATCAAGACTGCGACCTGGGTGAGGCGCTGGAAAGAGGGGGATATCCAAGGCGCTCGCGCGGCTTTTCTCTGGTACAACAAGCCTGCTTCGATCATCACCCGCCGCACCAAAGAGTGCGAGCTGTTCTTTGATGGCAAATGGTCCAACAACGGGATCGTGGTCGAATACACCCGCCTGACCGCCAAGAGCACGCCGGATTGGTCCAGCGCTCGCCGCATCGACATCACGAAGGAAATGAAGGCGGTCCTAGGGGAAGACATCCCGTCCGCTCCTGATGGACCTGAGCTCGTGGCAGATGCCCCCATCCCACCGCCACCCGACATCGAGCCCACACCGGCCCCCATCCCCCAGCCCGCCTCATCAGGCGGGTTTTTCTATGCCTCCCTCAAGAATGTCCTTGAGGCCCTGTTCGGAAGGAAAGCGTGATGCCTCCCATCATCGGATTGCTCTTGCAGTATGCCCCTGACCTGATCGGGATCTTCGGGGGCGCTAAGGCCGGCGCCGCGGCGGGGAAGGTGGCGGACGCCGCCAAGATCGTCTTCGGGACGGATGACCCGCAGAAGGCCCAGATCCAGATCCAGGCCAACCCGCAGCTGGCTCAGGCCTTCGTGGAGCAGGCCAAGATCCAGCTCGAGGAGGCGCGCCTTGCCGTCGAGGATGTCCAGAGCGCCAGGCGCCAGACGATCGAACTGGCGCAGCAGGGCTCAGCCATCGCCTGGGGCGCGCCCGTGATCTCGGTGATCGTGGTCGTCGGCTTCTTCCTCGTGATGGGGCTGCTGTTCGTCCAGCCGGTCGATCTGCCGCCGCAGCAGGCGCAGCTCCTCAATGTGCTCTTCGGCGCGCTCATTCCTGCCTTTGGCACGGTCGTGCAGTATTGGCTTGGTTCGTCGGCCGGATCGAAGCGCGCCGGCGACTCCGTGCGGGCCATTGCTGAGATGGTCGTGCCGAAGGTCATCGAGAAGAAGTCGGGGGCCTGACCATGCCCCACCGCAAGATGATCTTGCACTTCACTCAGACCTTCCCGAGCCGCGCTCCTGAATGGACGCTGGCCGCCATTCTCGCGTCGTGGGGGCTCATGCTCCTGCGGCCTGAGGCAACCTTCCAGAGCAGCCCATCCTATGGCGGGCTGGCCCGGATCGCCTCGGAAGACGTATGGGGCTGGTTCTGCCTGTTCGCCGGGCTGGTGAGGCTCATGGCTCTGACCATCAACGGCATCTGGAAGCCGACCTATCACATCCGGTCGGCACTGGCTTTCCTGTCGTGTTTCTTCTGGCTCCAGATCAGCCTGGGCTTCATGGCCTCGGGCAACGCCTCCACGGGCTTGGCGGTCTACCCCTGGCTGCTCATGCTCGACATCTATGCCACCTATCGCGCTGCCAGGGACTACCGGATCGCGCAAGCTTCAGAGGGGTAAGAGCCGATGCAGGGGCTGGAAGCTCTACCGCCTTGGGCGCAGGTCGTCCTTTCCATTCTCGCCTTCCTCGCTGCCACATGGGCATGGCTCCGGGGCATGTTCAAAAACCTCCCCGAGAAAGGCAAAGACGTTGTCGTGCCGAGCGTGACCGCGGCAGACGGTGCCGCGATCGAGCGGATGACGGACACGCTGCGGGAGGCCAATCGTGTTGCCCGGGAACATCGGGAACACGATACAGAGATGCTCTATACCTTGATTGCCATCAAGGAGAGCAACCAGCGGATCGAGCACTTGCTTGGCCGAATGCTGGATCAGATGCGCGGGCGGTGAGACGGCATCTGCCTCCTCTTTGGCGGAGTAGGCTTGCTCGCCTCCTGAAGCCATGTCATGCAATAGGAAATGACAAAACCTCGTGTTCTCGCCGTTGGTAGCTGCCGGATCGTCCGCCCCTTGCGCATTCTTGCGGAACAGGGGGCCATTCACCTCGTGAATGCACGGGAGCCCGGCTGGTTTACCCACTCCGTTAACGAAGGGCTCCAATACGTTCGGATCCTGACAGGGGAGGTTGATGTTCCTTCCAGCCTAAGGCCTTTTCTGGATGCCCCGCCAGTGAGTGAAGCCCCTACCTTGAGGGGCCTGTTCGACCTCAGCAATCTTGATCTGGTTCTAGTCGAAGTTTCGCTGCTGCGGGATTACACCGCCTCAGGGTTTTATCTCCACCATCCGAAGCTATGGAACGAGGCGTACAGGCTTGGCCTTGACCCGAAAGCTGCAACGAACGGGGCGGGGGTTTTATGGCCGGTCGGGCATCCGCTTCAAAGCCTGAAGGTATCTGCCGTCTCTGCGCCGCATATTCTTCAGGGCTTGAAACAGATCGCAAGGGCATGCGCCGCGCCCGTCGCCACGGTGGATCATCTCTATGCCCTGACCGATGAAGGGAAGCCTGTCTCGGGGCGGGATAAGATCACGAATACTTTGGCGGGCCTTGAACTCCGTGAAGGCATTCCCTTCCTCTCGACCCGCCCTCTGATCGAAGGGCATGGACAGCTTAAGGCCCTCAAGGATTCCAACCACTACAATCAAGCCTTTGAGCCGGTGGCCGCCGAATATTTCCGCGCCTTCTTGGAGCGGGTTTTGGCCCGGCGCCTGGCGGCTTAATTGTTGCCACCAAGCTTACCGACTCTATCTCGCCGATCGGGAGATGCGGCACATCACTTGAACAAAAGGCCTCGCCTGTCCCTGTGGATGGGCGGGGCTTTCGTGTTTCCGGCCTGTGAATTTCCCCGCTATCCACATGTAACACTGGCACGATTTGACTCTCGGCCAAGGCGCATGTTCTTCATGTGTTCTCATTTGGGGACATGCCATGAGTCGTCGCCGATCTCAGGAGTTGCCGTTGGATCTCTTTCGCAAAGTCGAGGGGCCGGACCTAATGAGGGCTCTTGGAGAGGTACGGAATAAGCTGACCCGCGCCCGGATCCCCTTAGGTTCGCCGGACTACCACATTGCCCAAGCCATCATCGACCGGATCGACGACATGGCGGAGCTCGTGGTCGGCGACCGAACGCATTTTCATCTCAAGATGCACAGCTAATCGACCGTGTCACCGTCGATGATCATGAACCGGCTGCCATCGACCGTTTCGGCATGAGCCTGCATTCTCCAGGCCAGTCCGAGGAGGGCGCCGATCACTGCCATAGCCAGGATGAAGAGAGCCCGTCGCCGTGTCCGGCGGGTGGCGGCGACGTAGGCCGCGTGAGTATCGTATTCCATCAGTTTCTCCGGGCGCGGGCCTCAAGGAGCCGATCGCAATAAGCCTTCAGCTCCTCGACCGCCTTTGGCCCTCGGATCCCGATCACGCCGCGATCGATGGTTTTCCCGTCCTGGTCCTTCCGGCCGTAGAAGAAGGCGTCCCTCTGCTCCTTCGACATCTTCAGGATGGCCCTGGCTTCAGTCTCGATCCGCCATTCTTCGGACCAGGTGCTGACAGGCTGGCCGGTGAGCTCGGAGATGGCGGTGGTGTCGCGGGAATAGGTCATGCCATGGGTATGGCAGGGAAGGGTGAAGAGAGGGTTGAGGCGGGCCACGCCAGTGAGGTGTAGCCCGCCTCGCGTCTTAGAGGCTTCTCAGGCGGCTCGCTAGGAGATCCCCGAGCTTTGAGGGCTGTTCATTGATGAGCGTCGCATGCCCGTTGCGCAGATCAGTTTCGATCTGAAAAAGCTCCGCGACCGTTCTGGCTAGCGAATGAACGTGAAGTTCATTTGCTCCAAGTCTCAACGCCGCATCGAACTTCTCGTGCTCTCGCATTCGGCTCTGTAGGTCCGTGGTCTGGCCGATATAAATCGGCGTCACCGATCCCCATGGATCCCGCCGCACGAACACGTAGTTCGCTCGACCGAACATGTAAGGATATCTGCTGAAGGGCAGGATCGAATGAGGGTACCATTCCCCTGACATCCCCTGCCACTCGAAGATCTGGGCAAATTTTGCCTCTTGATCCGACCTACTGTGTAGTGCTAACTGCCCCATATACATTTGATATACACCTTTTCTGTTGTGAGCTGCGCCAACAGCTCAACCGGCGACAGTAAAGAACAATCTGAGAACATTCAAGCGTGGTATTCGCTGCCGCGCTTTTTGTGTTTTCTAGTATCATTTGTGCAACACTGCTTCCTTCATCCCCCCTTCCAGAGCAGGGATGGGCAGAGAAGGGGTATTCATGCGCGGCCCCCGGGTGGCGGTAGAAGCGGGACCATGTGGCCGACCTCGTAAGCGAGCCTCAGGTCCTCTTTCACGAACTCGCCGACCGTAACGCTCGTGCCCGGCATGACGATGTTGCCGAGGAACTCCGTTTCGAACTCGGTAATGCCTGAGGCCACGGCCTCCAGCTTGGCCTTCACCACGAGGGCCAAGGAGCGCCACCGTGCGCGGCAGGCTTGTTCCCATGCCTGATGGGCCGCCTCTTTCGTCCTGAGCTTCCCTTGCCCGGGCGTATGGGTGAACGCCTTGCTCTTCGGATCGGGCATGTTGACCCGGAACATCACGCGGCGGTCGTGCATCGAGAACATGATGACAGCCTGGGCCTCGCCCTCGGCGTGCATGAACTCGGAGGCACCATAGCGGAGGACAGTGTTGCGGATCTCGGAGATGCTCTTGTCCGTGGAGACGGAGGTGTCCTGTGCGTAGCGCCTCATCCCATCCTCCCGATAGCGAGAGGGGCGGGAAGAAAGGTCGATTTTCGTTTTACATTTCTGCTGTAAGTCATTGAATTTCCGTGCCCTGTTTTGGCGTCGGTTTACATTCAAGTTGTTGATCTTACAGCGATAAGAGGTGTCTCTTAATCAGCGGGTCCAAGGTTCGAATCCTTGCACACCCACCAATATTCTCAAGAACTTAGCCTAGCATGAGAACTGTCGTTGACAGTCCTTCATCGGTTATTGCGGTTCGTTGCAACTCCTGGCGTAAGTCATGCGAAAGTCCGCCCAGGACGCACGTTACGCGGTTGCGCCGAACAGGTCTGCAATGAAGTCGCGCTGAGCGTCCATGTGATCTGCTGATCCACTGACGACCTGTCCCTTGCGGATCATCGCCATAGTCTCGTACCCGGCAATCGTCTGGGAGGCAGACATGAAGTTCTTGAAGCCCATCCCTGGCCGGACCAGATGCTTGATGCGCCGGTGATCCTGCTCGACCATGTTATTCAAAAAATTCACCTGCCTGAGTTTGGCGAAGCGCCATAGCGTCCCCTCCCTTTTCATGGCTTTTGTCGCGATTGGGTAGGCCGCATTCTTGTCGACCGTGATCGTCCGTGGATTGACCGTATGCGGCTGCTCCAGTGCCTTGCGGAAGAACTGTCAGGCGGCCGCGGCATCCCGCACTTGGGCGAAAGCAGAAAGTCGATTGTCTGCCCCGTTGCGTGTCGATGTGCAGACCAAGCAGGCCTTCGATGAGACGATGGCCCTGGTGTGCGAATCCAACCGGCTGGCCGGGAATGCGGTCAGGGCAAGCAATGCGACAAGTGCCAATGCCGTCAACACGGCGCCTGTGATTAAGGGTGGCATCGGCGCTCTTGTCAGACATTGATGGAGTATGTGACTCGCTCGGCCGGTGTGACGATAATCGAGAACGAGATCGGACGTCTCTTCCTGCCGAGAACCAGTTTCTCGATGCGATAGACAGGCTCCGAGGCCGTGCAGGCGAGGAGCTCGCATTCCGCGGCCGAGGGGAAACCAACATTGATGGTGCGCTCGGCTCCGGTTGGCTGCTCGTTGTAGTGCGTTCTGAGAGCTTCGTAAAACGAGCCGCCCTGCGTTACAGACTCCGATACCAACCCATAGCGATCCTGCAGGAAATAAAGGCTCTCGAGGGTAAGTGGGTGGCCGTCGACTATGAGCAGCCGCCGAATCGCCATGATCCGGTCTGCCGGCTTTGCTTCGAGCAGCTCCTTGACGCTCTCCAGCTCAGGACGGACTCCGCTGTCCAGCACTGTGTAGCGCACTTCGTGGCCGAGACTCGCGAGAGACTCGGTGAAGCCGCCGAGGGACACGAGGGTCTGTTTCAGCTTCGGCTTCAGGACAAGCGTTCCTCGGCCATGAACCTTCCTCAGGTAACCCTCGGAGCAGAGTTCGCTGACGGCCCGGCGCAGAGTGATCCGGCTGACGGCATAATGCGCGCAGAGTTCAGTTTCCGACGGGAGGTAGGTGCCCGTGGGATAGCGGCCGGTCTTGAGATCCCCGAGCAGCGAGCGTTTGACCTGATCGTAAAGGGGGGTCAGATTGTCATACTCGACTTTCAT